TCATCGTCAAAAAGCCGGAAACAAACCGCCCCAGCCGAAGATGAGCAATATAATAATCCACCATGCCCAGCCACCGCCAAAGCCATAGCCTTCATCGGCACGGTTATTAGAGCCGCTTAATACAGCGACATCGCTTGCTGATAATCCACCATTCATCATAGTGATTACCTCCTTATTGATTTTTGTAATTTATACAAAATCAAAAGACCGCGGCTCTTTTAATTATTGTAGCGAATTTATTTTATTCCAAACTGATTCTTAACCTGCGATAACATATCATCAGGATTAATTCCTTTTTCTTGGCAAAGATTTCTTGCAAGCTTTTCAATTCCTGCATTATCACCTTTTTCCATCATATTAATTGCGTTGTCAATTACAGGATTATTCCCCGCTTGTCGTTTCATCATATTGATTATGGCTTGTTGAGGATTCCCTCCACCACGTATCATTTGCATAAGTTGCATTGGATTCATCATCTCTGTTTACCTCCATTCTGCTTTGATTCCGGTGTTACCGACATTTGTGTCGGGAACATACTCTTTATTTCGGAAATCTCAGAACAAACATCGTTTCGAAGCTGATTAAACATAGCTTCTATGTCAATCGGTTTTTCTTCTGCCTTTGGTTGCTGTTGTTCTTCCGGATTTATAAGTCGGTAAACAAAAATTCTACTTCTTCCATCTGCCTGTAATTGTTTTCTATATATTTCTGTTCCATCTGTTTTTGGATAATAAACAGGGTTTCCAGACATATCTACGTCTTTTGCCTTTACAGTATCAATGCCATCTACCATCTGCCCTTGTAACATGGGAATTTGTGGTACTTGTGGCATTGGTTGTTGAATTTGTGCCTGTCCGTATGGCATTGCCTGCTGATAACTATTCTGCAATTGTGCTAATCTATCTTGATACGGCTGTATTTGTTGAAATGGTTGCGCAAAATACGGATTACCATACTGCATATCTCAAACCTCCCTTGTTTTTATAACTATATTTTACAATAATAAGAGGTTGATTAACACGCCACGATAACGCCATAAATACGCCACGTTTTATGAATACAAAGAAAAGCCCCGACAATACATCGGGGCGACTTTCATAATTTTCTTCTTTAATTTTCTGTTTATGCGGTCTACTGTTCTTGTGCTGTAGCCCATGATTTCTGAAGCTTCTGCAAGTGTTTTTTCTTCGTAAACACGCAATCTGAATAACTCTTTTTCTCTGGAATCAAATCCAGCTTCACGCAAATAGAAGATTCTTTCATCTTCTGAAAAGTCTTTATAATCATCCATTCCACTGTCCTCCCTGTAGTGGAATCAATATTACACCGGGAAAATGCCTTTAAGGGCAAAGCCTAAAACAATACCGATTATGCCAGTTATGACATAAGCAATAATTTTGTCCTGTAATTTTCCTGGCTTTTCCATGAGTGCTTTTAAATTGTCGTTCATTTCGTCAACTGTATCTTTGATGTGTCCCAGATCGTTGTTGTATAAAGCAATTTTCTGTTCTAGCGCATTGATACGATTAAAAAAGCCTTCATCCCTTTTGGAATGCTTTTCTTTCATCTCATGGACGGCACTTTCCAATTCTTGCAAGCGGTGTTCGTTGATACACTCGTGTTCACATCCCATCGCTATTCCTTTCCATCACTCCCATTTTTTAAGATATTGCTTCTACCCACCTAATTTGAAGCACCCCTGCGATACGTGGGAGGATTGACGTATCACGCACACACCATCTTAGAATCCGATAAATGGAAAAACGCCATGATTTACATAAATTTCAGTTTCGGAAGTCCAATTTCTGTTTACAGAAGATTCGGAATGTGATCCTTGAAATTCAGCTCCCTGTTTCACCAGAAAGAAAAGAGCCAAATCAAATATGCAATCATAGCAGTTTTCCATATCGGAATTTATTTTCTCATCACTGTAGGATGAAGGATAATTCCTTTTCTTCTTAAATGAACGAATAGCCCTCTCTGCTGAAAGAGGAATCATCCTCGCTGTTTCTACATCATCTTCAAGATAATTTGTCAAGTCCTCTATAAGCTGTTCGTCCATTTAATCACCTACCTTTGCTGAGATAAAATCTCTGATATTATTCCAGCCTTATTCGTTGCTGTCAGGGCATAGCCGTTGTCACTAGCAAGTTGTCTCAACTGTGATACAGTCATATTAGACAACTCGCTTTCTGTATACTTATGTGTTGATTCATCATAAACACTCGCTACAGATGGTGACTGGCTGTTTTCATCGAGACTATGCCCGGTTATTCCCCCGCCTTGGTACCGATCACGATACCACCGTTAGCTTTTGGTGCGACCGGAATGAACATTCCAGAAGCTTTTGTCCAAGTAGTAACCGGATCCTGTGTAGCCCACATGGACAGAGTAATAAACATTCTGTTTTGCTGTGTGATAAAAGCTCTTGCTTCCTCTTCCTCTGGTGTTGGCCCCCAAAGTCCAGTACCGAAAGAACCATCCGGGTTAGCTTCATACAGGGTAAATACGTTTTCTTTAAAGAAACGTCCAGTTTTCCATGCTCCATCTTTTCTGTAACGATATTTTTCATCGCAGCGATCTACGGTAATCTCATATTCCTGCATAAGAAGGTTTGCAAGTTCCTGTTTGGTCAGAAGACGTTTGTTAGCCGCACCAAGAACAGCGGTTTGCATAGCGGTGTTGTTTCTCATATAATTAATCATTTTTAAGGAAGTGAGGGCTTTATTAACAACAAATCCCTTTTCTTGTGCAACATCAATCATCTTTTGAATATCGCCCATAATATCAGAATCCGGCTTAGACCAGTCAGTAAGGGTGATTTTTGCTTCTGACGGAACGCCAAGATCAATCGGAAGATCTACATTGTTCTCATGGATTTTAAGAGAACCAGTTCCCATGATCTGCCCTTTCATAACTTTTGTTCTTGCCAGAACTGCTTCAAATGAATTACTTACATCGTCAAACACAAATTCGGTAAGAGACTGATCGTCCGGGACGCCGTTTTCAATAGCCATGCGAAGAGATTCTGACTGATTCATTTTCTCTTTAATGAAAAGTTTTTCGGTCAGTACCTTCTCAAAGCTTGGTCTCTCTCCAATTCTTGCCTCTGTATCAAGCGCATGAACATAAGCAACTCTAGGAAGTTGCTGCCCGCTCATAAGTCTGTAGTATTTTGCTTTCATAAATTGGGTTTTTACATCCGGGAAGATAACGTCAAGTGCTACCGGACGTTTAACTGCATAATTCTGTGAATAGTTAATTCTCTCTTCCAGTGTAATACTGGTCAATACGTTATAATTCATTGTGGAATACCTCCTTAAAATTCAACTTCTGGTTCTGTTAAAAACGCAATTCCAAAAGGCTTATCAAGCTCTTGGAGTTCTGTTTTTGCGGTAGAATCAACTGCTACTGGAAGTCTGTTTTCAAAAACTCGTCCTGCAACGATTACAGAAATCGGACGTTTTTCATCGTCTGTCATATCAACTTCTTCGTATACAATCCCTTTTGCGCCTGTTTCATTTTTGGGGAAAACTGAACCAGCCTTAATGATTTTTCTTCCACCAACTTCCACCGCATTTGTCTGCTCTGCTGTAAAAGTCTTTAAAATAAGTCCTTCCGCAGATTCAAGAAAATTGGGGGTTGTACCGTATTCAATAACTTTGCTAAATGCCATAACTTAATTCTCCTTTTTTAAAAATTAATTGGGGCGTTTCCTCCAAGTTCTGTTTTTTCGGAACCGCTTAATTGTTTTGAACGTTCAGCTGCATATTTTGCAGCACCACTTTTTTCTTCTTTTCCTCTACCGCCATTACCACCACCCGGATTCGGAGTATTTTCCAATGTTTCTTTCTCCCAGGCTGCTTTTGCGGTATCAAGTGCTGTTTTATTTGCTTCGGAAACTCCCTTGACAAAAGTTTCAACTTCTTTCATTACATCCTCAGATTTCTCACAAGGCATGGACGCATATGCTTTAATAGCACTTGCGTAAGTTTCGCTTGAAAGTCCTGCGTTTGCGAACATGGAAGTAATTTCACTGATAAGGGCTTTTTTGTTGGATTCTGCAAGCGCAGCCTTCAAATCAGCCAATTCCTTATCAACTGCTTCCTTTTCTTTCTTGCGTTCAGCTTCCAGCCGTTCTGCTTCGGTCATGTTCTGCTTTTTCAACTCTTCCAACTCTTTTTCCAGAGAATCTGCTTTTTCAGCTTTTTCCTTCAGAGAAACATTTTTGTCTTTCTCTTTCTTAGTTTCAGCAGAAATAGAATCAAGAAGCTTAGAAACCTGTTCCTCGGAAGGTTCTGCAACTCCCATACCGATAAGTACCTGTTTTGCCTGTTCTCTTGTCATTGAAATCTCCTTTCTTCCAGTCCAATACGCTTTTTCAACACGGTTCGCTCCGCACATGGTCTGTACCCGATTTACGCTCACGGGCTGTTGCAATTTATTTGATTTTGGGTATTAAAAAAGAAGCCTTAGATTTCTCTAAAACTCCTTAAATAATCGAAATTTGGTTCATTCTTCGTTAGATGGAGAATTTGCCATTGGTTCTGTTTTGGACGGATTTTGAAACTTTCCGTCAAGTAATTGCTGTGCTTTCTGCATTTCCGCTTCCGGGTCTGCCAGTTCCGGGTAAATAGTTCCCAGATACGGTAAACTCATTTCGTAGACTTTCTGCGGATCACTAAATAGCCCACAAGTAATCAGTGCAATAAGCGGATGAATTTTATTTTTGAACAGATAATCAAGTGCTTGTGCTTTTACAAGCATATTGTCTGTTGGGTTTCTGGTTATCTTTACATCAAAATCTCTGGTTGAGATATTAACATCATTTGATGTACCACGGATAATATTCAGAATAATTCTAGCAGATTCCTTTTCGGCTTCCTTGGTGAATGCTTCTACCAATTTTGCATCTCTCTCTGCGAAGTCCCATCCATTACGAAGGTATACGGCATTTCCTGTATCTCCTCCGCTATTGCTTTGTCGGTTTGGCATTGCTTCCACAATCAGCATATTATTGTAGATATCATCCTTTGCAACCTGGCTCTCTGATTGATTCAGTTCAGCGGTCATAAGTTCAACATCCGACTGACAGCCATTTCCAGTGTCTTTAACAGAGATAGCACCAAGTTTTACCATTTTCAAAAACTCGTTTTCGTCTACCTCGCAGTTTTTAAATTTCATAAAGGCTTGCACAAACTGTTCCACGCCATTTAATCTATCAGACTGGTATTTGTTGATTGCATCAAATAAGGTGATTGCAATTTCAACGTCTGATAGTCTGTCGTGATTATTCGGGCATTCAACAATAGGAATCCCGCCAAAACCATTGATGCCGTAGTTGGTTACTTTTCCATTCTTGATTTCAAAAAACTGGTTCTTTGAATAACATAAATAATATTGCTGTTCGTCTTCATCCTTTAAAATCTGAACGGACAGCATTGGTTTCCCGTTTCTCTGCGAATATACAATGTAACAATCACCTGGATATGGGATGAAAATTCTAAACGGTGGTAAATCTCCGTTTTCTGTCCAGTCCTCTTCTTTCAGAATAGCCTTATAAGAAGTTCCTGTTGCACTCTGGTATATTGCCCTTTGGATGTTTCTTGCATCTGCATTGGCTTCATCCAAATAGTCATTCAGAAGGTCAACTTGCTCATTTATTTTTTCATCTGCATTTTTCTTTTTACATACATATTGAATTGGCTCCCCACAAATCTGTCCAGCTTTAAATTTTACAGTTTCAAACGCGTGATTTTCAACCACTCTGTTATTAACTTCTGGACGGACTATTTTGTTTCGGTATAATATCGGCTGATCGCCTTTCATGTACCGATACAAGTAATCAATTAATGTTCGGTTTCTATTATGTATGCCAATTGTATCTGATACTACTTTTACTACATTTTGTGGAGTGATTCGGTCAACGCCTGTGTAGGCCACTTTTCGCCCGAACTCACCTCGGCATAAATCTACAAAATTCATTGTATTTCTCACGAGCCGAACCATCCTTTCTGAAAAATAAAAAGCACTGGATATTTTAATCCAATGCTCTACTTTATATTTTACACATATTGGCGGTATCATTCAGTATACTTCGGTATCATCTTTCAAAACCTTTTATCTTTTTTACTTCTGCCAAAGCTTTTAAGTGTTTTTTCTTAATATGTATTTCAGAATATCCCATCTCATCTGCGATACGAACCAATGATTTGTACTCAACATAATGCTTAAATAGTATGTTGTACAGCAACGGGTCTTCAACCTGTTCTATGGTTCGGACTATTTCCTGTTTTTTTTGTAAAAATTCGGATATCATTTTTGAAATCTCTTCTCGCAGATCAAATATCTTTGCAACCATATCTCCCATCGGATCACGTTTTACAGAAGTTTGTACCTTTTCTCCAACAGGAATTGCAGATACACTTGTGGAAAGAGAACTGAGCTGTTCTTCTTCGATAAGCTTGTTTTTGATTCTGTTATCATAATTTTCAATCTGTCGTAAATATTGAGTTGCAGTCATCATATTTTATCTCCTTCCCCAAAGTGGATTCTGTGTTGCTGTTGCGGTTCCTCCTAATGGATTCTGAACATAATCAGATAGCATTGCTAAAGAATCTATTCCGTCATCATGGAGTACCTTCGCTCTGGTAGTATAAGTGGTTACATTTGCCATGAATAAGCCATAATCTGATTTTGGTTTATACTGACTTTGGTGCAAAAAATAAAAATGATTTGCTATAAAGTTGGAATTGACAAGAATTTTCGTTTCTTTGTTAGTTGTCGTAACTTTTGTTTCAATTTTTGTACGGCATTTACCGTCAATAAGTTTTTGAACATTATGTGCTACACGGCTTCCAACATTATTTGATTCAAAACGCGACATATGCGGATTGTGCCTAATCAAAATATCCGCTGTTTTCTTATCCAAGATATCGTAGTCTGTGTTATCGTCAAACACTACATCTGGGATAAAATATTTATCTCCATACTGGTATGCAATTGGGAGAGACTCAAAATCAGTTCCTTTATCCTTTGTATCACACACAGACCAAATAGCATCCGGCTCTCTTTTTGGCATAATCACATATTCATCTGTACAGCCATCTGGAACATCTTCTCTGTCAAAGAAAAATCTTTTCAGCTTATCTGGTGGTAAAAGTAATCCCTCACGTTCTACTGGTTTCTGTTGATACAGACAGTTAAAAGAAATCTCGTCCATTGATTCTTTTGCGTCATTGAAATACTTTTCTGAAAATCCATTCACAGTGAATAAGAAATTGCTTTTTCCATCATCTGTTAATGCCGGTATTGCAATAAATCTTGCTCTTGGGTTCCCGGCATACAATTGTTGAAGTTTTCCAATAGGATCATGCACAGACCATCTGGTGGCAATGTAAAATTCCTTGCATCCCTCAAGTCTACGTGAGCGAAGATCATTTACTACTTTCGTCCATAATGTATCAAGTCGGCTCTTATTCAATGCTTCTTCGATACCAGACACAAGGTCATCCGCTGTAAGAAATCTGTTACAACGTGTAGCACCAGTCAAAGAACCATCAATTGATCTAAATGTCCATGTTTTGAAACGACCATTTCTTTCAAGATTTACAGTTGTTTCTTTTGCATTACTTGTCTTTTTACTTAAATCAATGTTTGGAAATATCTCACTCCACGTATATTCTACTGGATCATTAATAATTTCCAGAACACCATCATAAAGGGAACGTGTCAAAATACTACTGTGTGCGGATGACAGGTTAAAATCGTTTGGGAACCATCCACCGACCAGGGAAAGAAAGAAATCTTCTAGCGTAGATTTTCCGCAACCTGGCGGTACGCTCAATGCAAATATATCCAGTTTGTCATCCATCAAGTCTTGAAGTGAACCTATAATATTATGCTGCATAAATACATTTCTTCTTGGTTCGTAAAAACGCTCTTTTGGAATACGATTTTTTTCAAGATATAACAATCCACTGTCTACTTGATAATTCTGCGCTTCCAGTAATAAATACTGCCAATAGATATCATCAAAGTCACCACTACCAGTTAATGCAGCACACTTCTCTGCTATGTTATGTGAGTATTGACTTACTTTCATAGCCATTTTACGTGCTTCTTGGTTCTTGTCAAAAGGAAGGTCAATATTCATATTTAAGAGCAAATCAAGGCAATCTTTTTGATTTTGATAGATTGTCATGTCACTACTGATAATCTGATTTAGGACTGTCCGATACCATTCGAGCGAGCCTTCTGTAATTTTTCCCATAAAAATAGAGCCAGACCTCCTTTCTTTTTAGGATTTAGTCTGGCTCTCATGTGGCTCTCTTGACTGGTTTACTTATTATTCAGCATTCTCATCAGCTGTCATATCTCTTGTATCTACGATTGTAGAAGTGTTACCTCCTTGAATCTTTGGTACTTCACCATTCCATTTATCAATTTTCTGTTTTTCAATCAGTTCGGGAGTAAGAGATTCTGCGATTTTTCTATTTGCTTCTGCTTCAGCTTCTGCTTTAATCTTAATAGCTTCAGCTTTACCTTCTGCATCAATTTTGGCCTGTTCCGCTTGGATAGATGCTTTCTCCTTTTCCTGTTCAGCAGCAATCAGTGCAACTTCTTTATCTTTATCAGCTTGTACTTTTGCTGTTTTAGCTTCAATGTTAGCAAGTTCAAGCTCCTGTTGAGCGTTCACTTTCTTCTGAATTGCAGCCTGTGTTTCATCATCAGTGGAAATGGAAGTAAAGTTTACTGTATCAATAATAATTCCGTATGGCTCAAACTTCTGCTTAAGATATTCGTCAAGTGCTTCATTCAGTTCCTGGCGTTTATCACCGAAAACATCTGTTACTGGATACTTTGCTGTTACTTCCTGCGTCCACGCTTTCATCTTAGGCTTGATAAAGGTGTTTTTTACGGATTCTCCTGATTGACCTTTGAACTGAGTAAACACATCGGTAACTCTATTTTGATCGAATTTATAAGAAAATTCAAGGTCAACTTGAAGCGATTTACCATCTGCTGTTGGTGTCTTGAAGCTTTCATCTTTTGGAGAATCGCCCTTATCCTCAGATGTAAGATAAGACTGCTCGATTCCAACGGAATACAGTGAAGTTTTTACTGTAGGTGAAATCAAATGCCATCCTTGTGTAAGTACATTCTTAGAGATTCCTCCGTTCATTTTGTACTCTACCGCAATGTAACCAGCCGGAACTCTCACACTGCACTTTGCAACACATATAAGTCCTGCAATGATTACAACAGCTAATCCAATTCCACCTAAAAGTCCTTTTTTCATTTATTATCCTCCTCTTTTTGACTTTCGTCTTTATTTAACTCATCAATAGCATTTCTGCCAATGTGGTTCAATAATTTACCTAGTGGCTGAAATAATTTGTAAAGCAGGAACCATACTACTGCCGCTCCGCATACCACTAGAAATATAAATACTGGGTTCATTCAATCACCTAACCTTCTGCAAATTTCAATAAAATCTGGCTTACTAAGTTCTTTCAGCTTGTTAGCATATTTTGGAAATTCATGTGTATATATCGGATGACCTAAAAGTTTTTCTGCGTATTCGTATGCAAGTTTTCGGTCATCCCCTGTAAGCATACAAATTCCTGTATAGGTTTCAATTACTACGGCTTCTTGTTTTGTCATACATATCCTTTCTTGATAAAATCATCTTTTTAATTCTGAAAAAATATTTTCAATTACTTTCCACTCTGCGAATACTGCCATAAACAGTAATGGTACTGCCGAAAATCCCCAATGATTTTCAACCATTATTTGAATTGTGGCTATCAAATAATCTGCTACCCACTTGAATATAATAAAATTCGCAATTATCCAACATATTTTTCTTGCCTTCTTCACTCAATAGACCTCCATTTATTTCCACGGTATATTATCATTTTCGTGTTCCAAAAAGAAATCAACCTTGTCAACATATCCTTTAGCTATCAGTTTTTTTACACAATCATCAACTCTTACAGGAGATGTATACCTTGTAAATTCATTTGAATATACAGTCTTGGCTGTAATATTTCCGCATATTTTGCATTTTTTTACAATATAAGCATTTATATGAGTACCATTTCCGTAATCTATTCTGTCATAGCATTTCCCAATTTCCTCATATAGGTGGGAACATTTTTCTTTAAACCAATTCATACATTCACCTCACTGGAATCCCTAATTGTTTGTAGGTAAATACGGCAGTGTACTTCTTCCCACATTTGTAGCAAGTTTCTGTAATGGTGCAAGTCTTTTCTTTATCATTGCATTTCGATTCTGTATCCGAACTTTTGAACTTGCATCCACCTGTCAAAATACATTTAATCCGTTTTGTGTTCATACATTCACCTCGAACTCTTTCTTACAGTTGCTACCCTTGCATTTTAACTTCAAGTGCTGAATCTTCGTGCTTGGGCTAATCAGAAGTGCTTTCTTTTGGCAAAAAGGGCAACAGGCGTATTTCACTCCATTGATATTCCTCAATAATGCCTGTCCATTCCACGGTTCGGGTGGGTTCATGTATTCAGAAAAATCTATTCCTTCGGATTCTAATGCTGACTTAATGCTCATTTATTTACCTTTCTATTTCTTTTATGCTTTATTGGTCTTCCCTCTTTGGCTGCCCTTTTTATCATTCGCCGCGCAACAGATTTAAAAACATTATCAAATTTCCGTTTCCCTTTTCTTCCAGCAATTTGTCTAAATTTTGGCTTTTTATTCATTTTTAAGCAGTTATTTGGTATTTTCTTAAAACCAATTTTCATGGCTTCTTCAATGCTTATTTTTTCTTGATCCATTAATTTTCCTCCGTTTCGGAATGCCATGCATTTTACGGAAATTGTTCTTGTTTATTCGATTTGGGGCAAATAGTGTCCAAAATAGTTCATCACTTAATTTACATTCAAATTCAATACTTAACGGCTTTCCTATGCTACAAAGTGTACCGTCCTCATTTCTGTGAAGAATACCGCCTTCGATAACAAAAGCACCATCCGAAATTGAAATCTCTGGTATTTATTCAATCACTTCACCATTACATGTAAAGAAATGCTTTAATTCTTCCTTTTCGCCCATATCAGCATATCCCTTTGTTTTTCCTTAAATTAGCGTATCGGTCAACCAATGTGTCAACAGTAACAGTTAACTCGTTGATTCTAATACAGTCATCCTGGTGGCGTTGTTCATACCATTCTATAGATGGATGACCAGTATCTACATTTTCAATTCCATCAATCGGAATCTTCCAGTTATCATTTTCAAGAAGCTTTTGGTTAAGTGTCTCCGATAAAGCTTTATAGTCCAGGATTATATGCTGTTTTTTCTCGCATTCATCAGCCAAACGAACAACTTCATTTTTCAACTGTTCTTCTGTCCAGTTTGCCATATCCTCAAATTTCATATTTACCACCTCTGTCTTCGAAAATTGTCTCTTCCAAGCATAAATTTTTCGGCTGAAAAATTATCCTCTACATCAATATGTGCTTCACGGTCTTGCACCTCATATCCGTTTGGTGTTAATTCAAGTTTTGCAGTATATTCAGCGCCGCAATTGGTGCATTGCCATGTCACATTTAAAAAGAGTCATTTTTCTATAAAAGGGTTTGTGAAATCGGCATTTTCACATTTCAATATTCCACCGCAAACAGGGCAATTGCGTTTATCAAGTAAATTTAGCATTCAAATTCCCTCCTCTCCCTGTGCTTCATTTGGCACTCGATCATCTTTGCTACATTTTCACGTTCCTGTTTTATTCCATGCCCTTGCCTGAATAACTCGCATTCAAGAATGTTTCCGCACTTGGAACATTCATCTTTTATTTCTTTCCCATATACCTCAATCATTTTCATCACCACAGTAAATCAGTAAGTAATTTGCAAGTTTTCTAAGGTCATTATTCCCATACAGGCGAATACCTTCTTTTAACCCTCTGTTAATTAACCAAACAGCTAACTTTATTGGTTCTACAGGTGGCTCATCTTGGGATTTTTCTATCCTAAAATCATCGATTAAACCACCTCTATTTATAAGTTCAGAAAGTTCACTCATCGGTACTATGCCTCCTTGTTTTCCATCTTCTTTTCCTTCCAAAACTCACAACAGCATTCTGGTTCCGTAAAGTCTGCGCAATATTCGCTATCACCATTGAAACAAACCCATGTGAAGTCATCATGTTTTCTACAGGTTTTGCAATTAATTTCCATAACTATTTTTTCTCCTCATTAATTCCGTTAAGAATACTAATAAGCTGTTCTTGGTTAATTTCCTGTGTACATGGCAAAAAATGGTCTTTTATAGTCTGTAAAGCAAAAAACATAGGTGAAATAAATGATATTCGCATTGCAAATGTACATTCGCTTTGCAGAAAATATTTTATTGGATAAAGTCCGTGTGAAATGTGATAATCCGCAATAGCAATTGCTTTCAAAATGTAATCTTTTGTTTCAATAGTTTTAGTTGAAAAATTAGTTTTCAGAACAAGTTCATTTTTAATTTGGAATAATGTTTTACGTAAAAACAATTCTGTATCTCTTCTAGTAGGTGCAATGTATAAAATAATCGGTTTTCTCATTTCTTATACCTCACATTCAAAATCCAGTGTGCCGACTTGAACGGCATAAATCTCCCAACGAGAAACACTGGAACTTTAAGGGGGAAAATGCAACTTCTGGCAATGGCAATTTGCCAGATAGAAACAACAGGAATCGAACCTGTGTCACATGATATTCAGTATCATTGCTCTACCACTGAGCTATGTTTCTTTTACCGCCTGTCACGGACAGTTCTTTTCAAAAGAACTGGGATGATTTTCAAGTTTAAATTAAATATCTCCGGGATTTCTATTATTTGCCTTATCAGTATCGAAACCTTCTGGATATCTTGCCATGAGCTTGTCTACGTTCATCTGTAAAATTTCATCAAGATCAAAACCAAAGCTCTCGCATAACATAGCCACATACCACATTACATCTCCGATTTCTTTCTTTAAATGCTCTTTATCCAGTTCTTTTTCATGGAATACCCATTTTTTAACCATGTCCAGAACTTCTCCTGTTTCTCCAGATAAACCTAAACAACCATTCAGAACACTACCCATATCGTTTAAGTCTTTTGTTATATGGAAACCCTCAACTTTCCATGTGAACAGTTTCTTGTAAAGTCGTTCACTTCCTTTACCATCATTTGTTCTCATTGCTAATTTCTGATATTCGCTACCTGTCATATTTTTCCTCCAAGTTTTTATTAATTGCAGGAGACGGATTCGAACCGCCGTTTCCATGGATATGAGCCATGTGAGATTCCGCTTCTCTATCCTGCCGGAACCCGGAAGAACCGGGTTAGCAATAGGTTTATCGTGTTATGCTTTCCACTATCTACAAGTTTTAGTGCTGTAGCTTCACTGGATATTTTTATGCATCTTTGGACGGCATCTCTTGAAAACTCCTTTTATTAACGTGCGCTGCGTTAATGCTTTTAACTCCGAGATATACCAGCCGGGAAATCAGATCCATTTAGGCTACGCCGTATCGCACCTAAATTTACCTAATCCACACGCTCAACTGGAAGTTTTTTCCACCCATATTACGGATGAATGGCATTTAGAAGAAATGGAAACTCTGGGATTCGAACCCAGGACTTACGGCTTATGAGGCCGTTGCTCTCACCGCTGAACTAAGCTTCCTGAGATACCAGAAATAAGCCCGCCATAGATTTATTTCTGGCACTGTTGCAGTTCTTAACCACCAGCCACAACAAAGGTTTTCTGAAACGCTTTTAGATTTCAGAAGGTCTTCCGGGACATTTGAAGCCCCTTTAATCAGCCCCGTTGGGCTAGAAGACCGGAGCGAAAGTTGTATGAAAAAAGAAAAATATTTGCAATATGATAAATATTGCAAACTGGGCTAGCTGGATTCGAACCAGCGAATGCAGCAGTCAAAGTGCTGTGCCGTTCCGCTTGGCGATAGCCCATCAACCCCGGTGCACCATTAAAACCGGGGAAGTCGTGATATTAAGCTAAACAAGTATATAAAATAAGAGCTTCCGCTACTCTGGGTGCCTCGACTTATCGCTTTCGTAGGCATTCCCGAGTCTACATGGATTAAGTCGAAGCGGCGCTTTTATGAATTTAACCCTCTCGATTAACTCAATCGGGATAATTCCAATTGGAATTGGTAAATACATGGGAATTACCTCTTATTCTGCAAAAATCCAATCCTCTGCTAACATATCTGCTTGAGATGCAAGCCATCCCATCTGTACGCCAGATGTTCCGACAAAAGCAATGGCTTTGTTTCCGATTGCATCATGCTCACAGTTCACAATCTCTCCATCTGCTGTCTTATAAGAAATACCAATAGCAAGCTGAATGTACTGTTTCTTGCCATTCCAGCCTTTACGAGACACTTTAAGTCCTCTTTTCAGATAACGGATAGCGTCGCCAAATCCAAATGTTGACTGACCGCCAAGAACACCACAGTTATTCTCATCAGCAATCATCCAGTCATCTCTCTGTGTGTGCATAAAAGTGTATTCCACTCTCTGCGTTTCACGGATATCAAGGACTTCTCCCTGTCCTTTATCGGAATCTTTTGGTCTGCAATGAATCATAATCGTCTGTTTTTCATCGTCCCAGCACCAGTAACCGTTCCATCCTGGAAGTTTCATTTTTGCTCCCTGTTTCATAAGTTTAAATGCTTCTGAAAATTTCATTTCTATATCCTCCTTTACCTTGTGCAAATTAAGAAAATATTCAGTGCAAAACATATTTCTAAACAAATGCAGAATAAAATCTGTATTACGCTTGTTTTTCCTTCTTCGTCCAGTATAGCCAAAGTGCCGGCAAGAATCAGAACGAAAAATACAAGATTTACAGCTGTCCCAATTACATTAAGTGCATTCATTTTCTTTTTCCTCCCCAATTAAGAAGTCCAGAATTTTTTCTGCAATTTCTTCTTCTGGCTCAAATGGCATTCCACAGTAATTGTAGGATTCTAAAGCCGATTTTAGGCTTGATTTGAATCCATTGTAAATTTCTCCATGTTGTAGTAATTCATGCCTTAAAACTAAAATTGCATCAGTAATTGATTGAGAAGTGACACTGATTTGTGCCAAGCACTCCATTTCAATGTCTGGAACAGCCACTATTTCAAACTCAAACACTGGAATTTCATCTACTGCTGTATGGAAATTTACTGATCTTACTCTATGAACTTCTTTTCCATCAATAAAACATTTTGTTCCACGCCAATCATGGGGGTTGGGGTTTGTGATTTTTACGACACTCATCCTTCTTCCACCTCCCCGAAATATTTCTTGTAAAGGTCAATGTCTTTCCTTCCCAATAATATTTTTATATTTTCTTTGTCTTCAACTTGCAAAGAGCCATAAGCAATATGTACCCACGTTGTTATTGTATTTTCTTCTTGGTTCTCTTCTCTATAGCCATTAATAACTGTAAATGCTGAAAACCAATTTCCCTTTGCTGTTAAAAAATAAGTCTTTTCTGAATAACATGTATATCCGTAATGGTCGCAGTCAATATTATCGGTAAATATCTTTTCTGCATTTTCTGTGTTGTAAAATTTCCCATCTGCACATATTCCACTCGAATGAACAACTATATTGTCTTTCCTTATTCGTTTGGTATCTGCATTCGGGAATTTCTTTTCGTATTCTTCTGGAACTGAAACGCCTTTTTTATTTTTTGAAAAAAATTTAAGCACGTCTTTTCCTCCCAAAATATTCATCAACTGCCCGTCTTACAATATCCGATACACTCCTGTCTGTTCGGTTCTTCTCTTCCAGGAGCCTTTTTTTCTGTTTTTCGGAAAATCGGATGCGGATGGATTCGGATTGTGGGTTTGGTTTCATGAGCATTTACCTCAACTTACAATTTCAATTGGATATCCTAAGTATGCTTCCAACTCTGAAACAGTCAGTTTGCGTGGTTTCTTTATTTCGACATAAGCACGCTGTATGATATTGTCTGTTGTCTTTGCGATTGCCTTTCCAGTATAACTTTCAAGCTCTTCGTTTGCATATACATTCAAATGTTCATATCCATATGCCCGGCACCATCTTGCAGCTGAATCAACAATTTTTCTTAGCTCTTCTTGCTCATCACCAAACAACTCCGAATATCTAACCGCTTTGTTGAAATCACTCGAACTTACTTCATAAGGAGCCACAACATGTTTATATGGACTTCCAATAAAATGAAAATATCTATGTGATTCCATTGCTTTTTGGCCTTTTGGCAAGTTGAACCCTTGAGCTATTGCTTTTTTAAGCAACTGTTCTGATTCAACATTGTTTTCTGTAACAATGCACTTATTTGTGAAATCAATCATTTTTATCACCCTCTAAAAGTTTATATAGCGTGCTTCTTGAAACTCCCATAATCTCGGCAAATTGTACTTTTGTTATTTCCCCTCTTTGCCAGCTACGTTTAGTTTCGTTGAAAAGTTCCTTATCTATCTCTTTTTTGGCACGACCTTTATATTTGCCCTGGACTTTTGCAATTGCAATGCCTTCTTTTTGTCGCTGCCGAATATTTTCTCTTTCTCTTTGTGCTACATATGAGAGAAGCTGCAAAACTATGTCTGCGATCAATGTTCCTGTCAAGTCTTTGTTTTGCGTAGTATTAAGCAACGGCATATCCTGTACAATAATATCTGCTTCAATCTCTTTTGTGATTCTTCTCCATTCAGCAATAATCTCTTCGTAGTTTCTTCCAAGTCGGTCAATCGAATGGATTACCAGAATGTCACCTTTTTGAAGAGAAGCAATCATTTTCTGATACTCTGGACGATTGAAGTCTTTCCCAGATTTTTTATCCATATAAATTTTCTCAACACCATCTGTTTTCATTGCTTCAATCTGTCTTGCTTCATTTTGATCTACTGTTGAAACTCTTACATATCCTACTTTCATATATACACGCTCCTGTTTCTTTATAAAACAATTATACACTATAATGTGTGTGTTTTCAATAGTAAATTACACGTTTAAGTGAATTTTAATTGATTTTTATAACATTTGCGTTTATTATGTGAGTAGGAGGTGTTTATATGGTATCTCAAAAAATTAAGCAAATAATGAAAATGAAAAAAATTACAAATATTCAAGTTGCTGAACATCTAGGAACTTCACCACAAGCACTAGCTAACAAGTTTTCCAGAGAAACTCTTTCTGCTTATGAACTTATAGCCATCCTTGACTTTCTTGGTTGTCAAATTTCTGTTGAAGCATTTCCAGATATCATAGTAAAATTTAATAGCAATGATCTGAAAAGAGAGCCTTAATGGTTCTCTTTTTTGATGGGAGGCTGCACTTTAGGGCGTCCTCCTTATCTGTGTGATTCCATTTCTAGATCAAATAACTCATTATCAAATCTCTAATAATTTGTGAAATACTTTTTCCAGATCGAAGAGATTCCTTTTCAAGAAGCATTCTCATATCATCATTTACTCGAACTCTTATTGAATCGCCCTTTGGGTCTGTAGTTGGCCTTCCTTTTGTCATATCATCATTCCTTATATATGTAGGACAAAACACAATAGATTCTTTATTCGGGTTACTCATTCAGCCTGTATAAGGTTTTATATATACCCCCTCCCGGTCATCCAGTGCGGACGCTGGCAAGTCAGCCCGCCGCCCCATGGGACCCGCTGCCCTTGCCTGGTCGCTGTTTGTCGTAAGCCTTCGGAAGTGGTCAAGGGAATGCTATGCAAAATCTATTGTAATATTGCACAAAAAACAGTGTTTTATAAAATGTCTTTTTAGGGTGTACCCTATTTGTACATTGCGTATTACTAGATATAGAATCCGTTTCTTCGCAATCACAACATATAGTGTTTTTACTGTTATAGCTCCGGTTTTTCCATCTCTGGAAGCTCCAGCGCCGCTTTGTGCTTCTCCGCGATCTGCTGGGCTGTCTGCTGTGGTACTCCGTATTGCTGCGCGGCTTGTACTGGTGCAGTTTCTGCCATTCCATAGGCGGCTTTTGCAACAAATATCAAATTCGCATTTGTTCCGGTCTGATTATGTAATCTATTGATTGCGCAGTTTTTACAAATATCAAACCATTTTTTAGCCGTGTCACCATGTGATGAGTTTGTTCTATACACTCCATTCATCCAGTCAGTAAACGTTGTACGATTAATCCCAACTAAAAAGCTAAATACTTCTAATGTTGGTAATACATGATATTTACTGCATAATCTCACATAAGTATTAAACATTTTATCTAATAGCTCTATATTGTCATTACTTGGCTTTTGTATATGATCTGCAATATAAAAAATCATATCTACAAAGCTATCTGATACTTCTTTCTTATAGTTTTCGTTATCTGGTGATATACATAATACAGTATTTATATATTCATCAGCATATATATTAATATTATCTAAATAGATATCTACGTCTTGTACATTTACTGTATTATCTTTCATGTTATCACCTCACTTTAACACGTTAATTTACAAATAAAAAAGAGAATGTCACCGGGTAAAGCTTATTCCCGGAAGGCTTCCGGGTGTTCGGGTACATTCTCTAAAACTCAAATTAAAAAAATATTCTGTTTTCTTTGTTGCTGATACCTTAGCACAGTTTTTAATATCTTGTCAAATTTAATTTTGCATAAAATAAAACCATATATTTTGTTAATAATTAATAAATAATAATTGGGTTATTATATTATAATCTTTATTTGTAGTTATATCTTATATATTATTATACGGTACTGTATAGCATATCTTTTAATAAACTCCAGCTTTAGGAATCTAGGAAGGGCAGAGAATAATTATATAATTATATATAATATAATGGCGGCTACATTTTCGTAGATTTGCATAATAAAAGCCAGACCTTCCAGGAGTTTCTATCCGGCGTGATCTGGCTTGTTATGCGTGTTATTTAATTAACGATTCTGTGTACTTTCAGCCTCTGCCCTTCCTGAGTTCCGTCAGCTCTCGTTATCTGATAGCCTAAAGAAGTTTTAGAAAAATGTCAAGCAGTATTTTAAAAAATATTTTTCTTGACAACCTGGGCGAAGCTGTGTTATTTAAATATTAACAGGCTCGGCGGCGGTCTGTACTCTGTCCATAGCCGCCATAAATAAGCATTTTAAAAGCCCCGGGATTAATTCCTAGGGCTTTATTTTATTGACAAAAAAAACATGTATATTAATGGGATTACTCTTTTTTAACTGTCTTTATTATACATTATTTATTAATGTACGCTAATAACTTTTCTTCAAATTCTTTTGTTGTTTCGTCTGGCAGATATTCTAGTAAATAACCGGGCTGGCACTCCAATATAGTACATATTTTATTTAGTGTATCTTGCGTGACAAGTCGATCATTACGAAGCTGTTGTAACTGGCTTTCTGTAAATATCTTATTTTTTCTTATTAAATAGGTTGTGATTCCCTTTTCTGCCATCATATCAATTATATTGCGTTTATATTTAATCATTCTAACACCACCTCGCAGTACTTTATTCTTCTATTATAATAACATTTTTATACATTATTTTTCAATGTGCAATATGCACAAAAACTGTTTTTAACATACTCTTTATTTTAGTGTATAATGTCAATAGACATACATTACATTTTAGTGTATTATATAACCATCAACAGAGAACAAAAGAAACAAACAACCGGAACCGCCCGAACCACTCAACACAATGAGGACATAAGGAACGGATCACGATTAATTGAAAAATTCTAGTTCCCTTGTTTATCGGAAAAAGTTATTTCCAGATTACAGCCAACAGCGGCGGCGATCTCTTCAAGTTCATTTAAAGAAAAGTTGTTTCTTTTGTACTTGTTGTAAAGGTTAGCGGTTCCGCAGCCTAAACGCTTCGCAAGCTCTACAGTGTTTATATCTTTTTCCAAAAGTAATTTTTTAATGATTTTTGTACCGTCCATTTTTTTCGCCTCCTGGAAACAGGATAACACTAAAAAGTATCAAAAGTCAATTAAAAAATAATATAATAGCACTTGACAGTATTACTATATAGTGTTATTATAATACCATAAAGAAACATTACAACAAAATAAAAAAGCCCGGGCAAGCTTCCAACTAATCCCGGGCACCAAACTAAAAAGAAAGGCAACCCTATTATAACAGGGGAGAAGGTAAAAAACAATGAAGAAATACACACTTGAAACATTAAAGAAAGAGAATGAGCTTTTTGATAGCTATTACGGACTTGAAGAGTCAGACGTAAAAAAAGTAAACCGCATTATTGAAATGATTGAAGAAACGCGCTCAGTAAAAGCCATTCAAAAATATGACGTAGTAGAGTATACAAATGAATATGGTGAGTATTTTCCAAAAGCAACAGCAACAAAGAAAAGAGGAGAAAACATAGAGCTTTGTGAAAATGCCGGAGTGCATTTGAGTATTTGCGATAGTCAGTTATGTGGTAGCACTTCGGGCGGTGCATTCAGCCATCACAAAGAAAATGAATTTACATATAAGGGCACGTCAAGCAATACTTTTTGGACTTGGGGAAATGCTGGGGCTTGTGCAAATGGTGGAATTTATTTTACCGCAACAGTTAATTTGTGGGAATGTGATAATAACAAAGAGAGGTATTCTACAAAAACACATAATAAATATTATCTGTCACATAGAGAATCAGATAGTGGATATCAGTATTTTATTGATGGTCATGCATGGAAAACAGAAGAAGAAATGCAAGCCTGGATGAGAGCGCATAGAGCCGTTACAGATGGAGAAATTACATGGGGCGGTGCGGTTATCTGGACATATAAAGAAATAGAACATCATTGTTCAAATGCAGAGTATGACGCTTTAGAAGCACCAGAAGATATTTTCTTAATGAATGGAAGTAAAAGACGTTGCAAGCGTGTCTATGATGATAAGAATTATATTTTGCATACTTATTTTGTGTGGTACTGGGAAGATGATACATTAGAGTTTTATAAAAGAATGGACAAGCAGAATAAAATTATTGATTCTTACAAGGTGGATTATTTTACAAATGAAGTAAATAAAATTGCGCTTGAAGAATTGAGAAGTGGAACTATAAATCCACTTGAAATCAATTTTAATTAGGCCGGCAAGCGTACCTGGGAGCATTTTCCCGGCGGCCTTTTAACAAAAATTCAAGGAGGATAAGAAAACATGATAAAAATTGACATGTGGTACAATGACAAAAAGGAGCATGCAACTGGGCTTGATATCTGGTTTAATGATTTAGGGTGTTTTTACTCTGGAAATATCAAGATTTTTGGTGATATTGTAGGCGATTATTACGCCGACAGCGTGCAAGAAATTTGTGAAGCGTTCCCGCATCTGGAAGAGAAAATAAACGCTTGTTTGAATTAAATAAACAATTTCCGGGCGGGGCTTTCCCGCCTGTTTTCCTAATCAAATGGAGGTCTAAAACATGAAATATCATTATATAGCAATTTCAACACGAAAAAAGAAGCTGAAAACGTTGTTGACTTCTGGAACAAGTGTTACAAGACAAATAAAACTTATGGAGGGCTTTAAAATGGTAATAATCAAGAAAGCCACGCAAGCGCAGACAATCGCCGCCATAAAAAGCGGCGATTTCTCCACAGTTGATACAATCAACAGAAAAGCTGAAAAGGAAGCAATGGAAATCTTCAATGCTGTTGCTGGTGGCGTTATTAAATTAGCTTATTGGGATATGCCCCCGGTAAAGCGCCGGGATGGTAAAAAGTCTGTGATGCGATATGCGCTGCACAGATCAACAAAAAAAGAGAACTGTTTGCAACTCTCCTGTATGGAGCTTATCGGCGGCGAGATCATCCCCACAAGTGACAAACAATTTAAAATTAATGATGATTACGACCGCCGGGAATTTTTCCGCAGTCTTCCGAGCGTTACAAAAATGACTTTAAAATAATAAGGGGCTTAAGATTCCTGGCAAGTTTTTGTACTGTTTATTTTTGGCTTAGTGTATGATATAATAACATAAAATGGGGGTAATACATATGATAATGTTAAAAATGGAAAAATGGGAAAGCGTTGTAAATGAAACTATTAAGCATTTTTTTGATAATTATAAAGTATTTGATGATAATAACAAAGCTTTAGAAAATAAAAGCCTGTATCAATACATTAATGATATTTGCGAAAAAGGCCCGGAAACAGAAATCTTGCACTTTTTATTTACTGGTGAAAGTGAATATATCCAATTTGCGGGAAAGTACAATATTTCTTTGTACGATGAATTTTCGCAAGAACTTGAAAACAAATTGATTGATGAATTTTATTCCCTTAATCAAAAGCAATTCTGTGACGATCTCGAAAATTTTACAGATTATTTTTTAAGTGAACACACAATTTTATTGAAAACATATATTTATGATATTCTTGATAGTTTTACGGCTAAAAAGTTAAAATGCATTATTTTCAAATAGTTTTTACCGCTTCCCGGTTTCCAGACCGGCGGCACGTTCACGGCGTGCAAGCGGTTTTTTGGCATTCTGCCAGATACACCTTGCAAAGTTAATATAATAAGTCAATCAATTAACGCGCTATTTTATCCGTAAATCGTTTTTTATGCTGTTAATGGTGATTTATGCCACGTTTGCATTATAAGCCGTTTATGAGCCTTTAAAACGCTTTATAGTGTGTTGCATGGTTTATTGACTGTCTGCGGCTATGGGTGTATAATAGCCTTGTATAGCTATGTTCGGCTATGCTTTATTTGCGTACCTTTTCAATTGGCGCATTGTGTCCACTTATTTGTTCCGGCTTTGCGTTGATCTGTCGCAGCTGTCCGGGCTATATAACAATTAGGACTATACAACTATATTTTGATATGCTTGTATAACGCTGTATTTGCCTTTTTAAGGCGTTTTATAATCGTAGTCAATAAAATATAGGATAAATACGTTACAAGCTATTTAAGGCTTATTTTGCAAGAGTATTATTGCATTTTTTATCACTGCATTATATGCCATTTGCTGTTATGGCCTATTATCTGTGGGCTGTTGGTTCTGATCTTCCAGGGCTACGGCTGGCGGTTGGCTTTGCTGGTGTTCAATCGTTCCCGGCGGTGTCCCGGCTTCATCAGCTCGGCGCGGTATCGGTTCCCGGTGCTGTCCCTGGTTGGCTTGTGTAGGTGGAAAAGTCGCAACTGTTCAAGGTTTCAATAGTTGCAACTAACTTGTGAATGATTCTTAAATTTCAACATCATTTTGGAATCCGAAAATCAAGGAAATCCAGAAAAAAAGTGGCAACCATAAAAATTCTCGCATTTTCTAGTTACCACTTAATTTTTAATTTTGCACAAATATTTCTATAGCGTAAAGTTTTAAATGATTCAAAATTCACAATTTATTTAATCCTTCTTTCTTCCGTGTTCCATATCTTCTGTGGGATGATTTCTCTAAACGTTCCGTCCTCTTCATTTGGGACTTGGAAAGTTTCTTCTTTCTCTGGTAATTATCAGTCGTTGTTCCCATTCACGCTCTCCTTGTTAATCTTCTGATTCCTGGTTTCAAAATTTATAATCTCCGTGTCTGTTTCTAATTCTTCCGGGATTCTTCCAACAATGATAACTCGCAGTGGCTTCAATCTCCGTTCCATCTCCTTGAAACCAACGCAAAATTCCAACCGTGCTGCCTTGCTTTTTACTCTTCCATTGGTGCAACAGGAAACTGTGCTTCCCTCTGGCAGTCCATCAAAGCACCAGTCCCAACAGTATTCTGGTAATATGCTTACGTTCGGAATTACAGGAATATCGTTCAAGATCATGTAGTGAGCCAGTGCATGATTGCGGTATTTGTTCCACAAGCACATAGCCAACGGCATTCCATTCTTTCCAACCGATATGCTGAAATCTGGCATAATGACTGCATGAAAACATTTTAAATGCTTAATATACTTGTCTGGCTGATTCCATAATCTTTGAAACTGTACATCATCCACATAGAAATTTACATCAAGTTCCCGATGGTTCTTAATCTTTCTGCTGAAGCTCTCCGAAAAGTCTACAGTATCTTTCCCTGGATGAATAAAAGTCTTTGGAATTTTCGGGATTCCGTACTTGCCTTCAAGGTCTGCATCAGTTATTAGAAACTCCTTCATTACATCATAGGCTGTGTGTATCTGCATATTTCGCCCTCCATTTTCTTGAACATAACACAATTTCAGAAAAAAGGCAAAAAAAATAATCGCATCTCTGCGATTTTATTATTTTGCACATGTACTTTTCCCTTTCATATGTACTTTTTGTAAAAGGTAATCAAAGGTAATCAGAACACTCGTTCATACCAAGTCCGCAAACCCTTGATTTTACTGCATAAATCGGGGCAACAGGATTTGAACCTGCGACCTCACGGCTCGCGTTTTAATCCGTAAACCCTTGATTTTAAAGGCTTTCCAGACTTGAGGTAATCAAAGGTAACCAAAAAGGTAATCAGAACCTATGTTCTTATTCATCCAATCCTTTGCACTTTTGACACAATTTTATTTTTTTCTTCCAAAGAGCTAACATCAAATGTATAATATTTTTCATTAACTTCTTCGGTATGCCCGAGTAGCGATGCAGCAACAGTGGCAGATACTCCATTGCACCTTAGTTTAGAATTTATTGTTCTTCTAAATGCATGAATTCCTCTTTCTTCTATTCCTTCCTGCCTGCATTTGTTTTTTAAGCATGACGATATTACAGGAGCATGAACCCTTCCATTTTCGTTTGAAAACAACCATTCACTAATATACCCATTGCTGATTTCTGCTGATTTTAATTTCATTAAAAGTTTTCGAATTTCGCCAGTCATAGGAAACCATCTGTTCATTTGATTTTTTGTTTTTCCTATATAGTATTCTTTTGTATTTCTATTGTATTTTTCTGATTTATTAATAGATATATAATTTTCATTTATATCTTCCCATTTTAAAGCCGAAATTTCTCCAACTCTCATCCCTGTGAGACTTGCAAAATATACTGCGTATGAGGGAATGTATTCTGGCTGTTCATCAAAATCCTTTTTGCAGCGATTAATAATTAGTTTAAGTTCATGGTCTGATATTGTATTATGACTTGAAGGCTTTTCTATCTCCGTGCAGTATTTATAAAATATTTTAGGTGAAAGAAATTCCATAGGATCATAATTCAATAAATGTTGTGACCTTGCACTATCTATTGTGTTTTTGATATATCCAAACAAAGTTTTACACGCTTTTTTGCAAAGTTTTTGATCTTTTACAGTTCTGACAATGAATACCTTTATATCTTCTTCTGTCATTTTCTCAATTTCTTTTTCCGTAAATTCTTTTTTTTCAAAATAACGTGTTCTATCTGTAGAATACTTATACAAAGTGTTATCCGTCACAAATTCTTTTTGAATTTCTATCCAATGCTCGTAAACATCCATAAATGTTTTAGGTTTTTCTGTTTTTTCTTTCTCGAAAGCAATAATATAATCTTCAATTCCCTTTCGGCTACTTCTTTTCACTAGCTTTCTAGAATTTTTTTCTGTATAAATATAAGTATACCAATTATTGTTTTTTCCCTGCCATATTTTATATTTTTTTAATATTTCTTCATTTTTCTTCATTTGTATTTCTTCAAGTACATGTGCAGGATTTATAATACCATTCTCAATAGCATATTTCAATATTTCATCCATAAAATTTAGGAGGAACCGGGAATTCCTTTTGCCGGCCGGCGGTTCCTGTTCCTCCTTTCTATTGATAGCCTGTTTTTTTGATTTTAAGCGCTTATTTTGTTTTAACCATAACAATATTCACGAATATCATAAAAATTAATTTTAGCCGTTTTGGTCAAAACAATTATCATATTTCACAACAAATCAAATATATTGACCTGTCCATCAATCTGAGATTCTTCCAGATTGTAAAATTTGCAAGCTATATAATCTGGGTTCCAATCAATTTCCAGTTCGTATTGTAAACACCGCGGATGCTTATCACCATAGAAGAATCTGCAATCGGAACAGATATACTGATAAGCTGTACCGCCAGACCGCTTATACATTTCGCTAATCTTCCTCATAAAATCACTCGCTTTACTCTTGATTTTCCTCTCGATTTTTTCTTGAAGATACCAGTTTTAACACAATCCCTCGGATCACATCCTCTGCTATGTTCTTCGATCAAGATATAATCACAGGTTGCATTTGTACTCCATGCACTTTCGCTCTTGCTGTAATAGTCGCATTTTGAGCATTGTCTCCGCTTTAAGCCTATAATTTCAGTGCTTTTTAATTCTCTCCATGGTTTTCTATCTGGCAATTTTCCGCACCTCCCAATCTGGCAGTATCTATAATTTTTAAAAGGTCTGGACTTAGTTTTCTTCGTTCTTGTTCTCTTTGTACTTCTGCCCGGTAAGTCCTTTGAAAGTTGGACTGAACTACACTCCACCATGTACCATCTACATTTTCAGATACCGCCCATTCTCTAAGTTGTGCCGGACTTGATACTGCTTTCTGAATGATTTTTGGAAGCTTACCAAACTCTGCTTCTGCATTGTATGTAGAGTTCTGAATAGCTTTGCATACCTTTTCCCATGCTTCTGTTTCGTTCAGCTCTTCCTTCTGCGGCGCAATGTTTTGTGCGCATTGCCTTAATGCGGCTATTGATGGCTCTTTCCATTCAGTCTGCATATATTTCTTTAATCCAAAACTTAAAAGCTTGTAATCTAGGTCTTTCAAAAGTCCATACCAAGTATCAAAAGCATATTGATCTGGCAGAAATGATGGAGAAGTGTACACAGCTTTCATTGCTTTTACGAGTACCGCCCATTCTTCTCTTGTCATACCCAATTATCCACCTCGCTTACCCTGTTTTGAATTTTCTCCATGTAGCTGCACGGTCTATTCGTAGACTTGTCTGCGTATTGCCCTTCAAATACTTTTGCGAAATTTCCAGGCTTTAAGAACCAGTCAAACGTAACCATCCAGCCATTTTTATTTTGCCCTTGTAGGAATGTGCTGCGTCGAATATTTTCAATCGCTTCCAGAATATCTTCAACACAGTTCTGACGGATTCTAGCTTTTACTGCCTGTTCTCGTTTTGGTGTCATTCTTTTTACAGGAGTAATACCGAATTCTTCCAGAGTATTCCATTCATCAATGGTTCGTTGGACGTCAGTCTGACGAATAGTATCTTTAGATACTATTAAATCATTTATATCTTTTTCTTTATCTTTATCTAATTCTGTATCTAAATCTAATTCTAAATCTTTATCTTTATTCTTATTCTGTTCCGTTACAGTAATGTTACTGTAACGTTTCTGTAACGTTACATCGTCTTTCTTGCAAAGCAATGCGGCCTTATTTTTTTGACGTTCACGATATTCTGCGACCCTTTTTCTGTTTTGATCTCGTATTTTCTCCAATTCGTCTGCACTTTGATGCTCTTCCCAGCCGGGAATAGAAAGTAATTCAGAATCTCTGGTAATCATCCCGAACTTTTCCAGAACTGTTAGTGCTAATTGAATAATGCTTTCCTCAAAATCCAATTCATCTGCAAGCATTTTTGTTGTGTATGGAATATTTTCAGTGAGGAAAATAATTCCGTTTGAATTGCATCTGCCAGCCATTGTCAAAAGCATTACCCAAATAAGAACAATATTGTTTCCCTCTGGCATTTTCCTTATTTGCTTAATTTTTCGGTTACTAAACATTTCAATCTCTATTTTAATCCAGCTTACTTTAGCCATTAATGTAATTGCCTCCTCCAATTCCTGGATTTTTCAAAAGTGTTTATCTCAATTCAACTTCAATTCCATTGATTTTCAGCTCTCCATTTACCGGAATTACAAGAGATGGAACGCCGTTTATTTCTTTCAATTCAATCAGAGCAATTTTATCTGGCTGGATGCAGATTGTTGCATCTGGCGTTACAATTTTTGCAGTTTTTGAATTATGGATATTATCAAGGGCAACAGGCTCATTGCTGAAATACATTTCCCAGTTTTCTTTGAAATCCGACAATTTCTCGTCTGGAACTCCGCAATATCCAAAAATCTGTTCCATTTCTTCACATGATACAGTTATCATCTCCGGGCTGTCTTTCTTCTGTTCTCTTACTTCCTGCAAAGATTCAACCAGACTTTCGGTAAAATCGAATGTTGTGCATCCCTCAAAATTATCCATGATGAAATCCGAAAAGACATTCATCTCATTTCCTGGTATACGTGGAATTTGTGTGCCAAGAACATTTTCGATGAAGTCTGGATGAATATTCTTTATGTTTTTGTTGAAATATAAGGTTCCGTGAATATCAGTGCTTCTGTCATTGAATACAGGGAATAAGAATCCTGTTTCTGGTCTTGAGACTACCCAATCACGAATTCTGTCTTTGATGTTATTTTCAGCCACATCATAGCTAAGCCCAGCCTTTGAAAGATTTACTGGACAAATGCTGCACAGAATGTGTTCATAAATTTCTTCTGAGGCATCGTGCATTTCGGTTCCATCAGAAGTTTTTCCGGGAATGTCATATACTGCATGAATGAGAACTATGTAGTAATTTTCTGGATAGTCATAGTTTTCAATTACTTTATCGTAGAACTCGTCCAAAAGCTCATCATCTTTAAGCTTACTTGCTCTAATCCGCATAAGAAATTCCTGTGTTCCGCCCTCTTTTTCCTGTGCTAATGGGAATTCAAGGTTCATAAGGTTCTTTCCAAGTCTGCCAGACATGGTTTTCTTGAAAATGTCAAAATACTTAAACATTTCTTCCTCTGGAAGAGACAGGAATGCTTCTTTAATTTTGGTTTTCTTATTTTTTTCTGCATCCACATAGCAACCACAAATGCGTGTGATTGCGCAATTGGCTGGTGTAAACTGCTTCTTGATCTCTGTGATTTCTTTCTTATTCATGATTAATCCTCCCTATTTCTATTTTTATTTTTGATTTTTTCATAATAAAAAGTCACATCATCTGTAACAATTCTAACAATTCCAAACCTTTCTCCTACTTGAAACGGAATGCTATCCCTCATAAGTCTTTTTGGAATCCCAGAAAGATATTTTCTAAATTCTTCTGGTTTTAAAGCTGATTTGTAATGATTGCAAGAGCGACACGCAGGAAGCATATTGGAAATATCGTCCTCTCCGCCACAACGTATAGGATTTACGTGGTCTACTTGCATATCTTTATATTCCAATGCGCAACCACAGTAAGCGCAATACCCTTTGCATTTTTCATATACTTTCATGCGCTCTTCTTTTGATAATTTTCGCCTTTTTGGAATTTTCATATTTTCGCCTCCAGATTGTTATTTTTGATAGTATGAACAGACTATAAATAGAATCCAAAATGCACATAAGCACAATGCGTTTTCAATGTAATAAATTCTAATAGACACAGTAACAGCGGCTAAAATCCATACAATTGTTTTGACGATGCAGCTATAATAATTCTTTTTGACTAATTCTTTTTACCTCTCTCGCCTGTTTCTTCTCAATCCACTTATTGATTTTTTCATCGGAAATCATGTACATTTGCTTTAACATTTCGATGCAGATCAACACATCTGCAATTTCTTCTATCATGTTATCACGGTTGATTTTTCCACGTTTTGCCTTACTGATTGCCTGGATAAGTTCGGCACATTCTTCCATGCAGACCGTGCTTTGATTGTTTTTTCCGTAGTGCTGAATGCTTTCGGCAATAATTTTTACATTAATGTTATATTCCATCTTATTTACTCCAATCCAATCTCTGCCCACATTTATTGCAATAATCAACTCTACTGAACAGTGAGTTGTGGCATATAGGGCAATCTCCGTAAGCACCAACTTTTATTTTTTTACTTATCCCGAAGTCCATGTACATTTCACTTAATCTGTCTACTTTCTTCGGAATCTGCTTTTCAAGTGCTTTAATAGCTTTTTGTCTAGTTTCTAAATCAACCATAACTAATCCGTCTGGAAGTTCTGGGTATCTTAATTTTTTGATTGTTTCTTTATAATTCTCCTTTACCAATTCAAAATATTCTTCTTTCCATTTCAGAACATTATGAAAATCAAATGAACTATATCCTACATGGTAATAATCCTCACCAACTTTCTTATATTTTAATTCAAAATACGGCTTGTCATCTACAATTCTAAAAATCTGTTCTAATTCCGTTACAATTTCCTTTTCATCTTCAACATGAATACTTGCTTTTTCCATTTTGTTAGCCATTAGTTTTCATCTCCTCCAACTTCTTCTCAGCTTCTTCACGAGTAAGGAATACCGATTTTCCCATATTTTTTGCCAGCAAATACTCATAATCGCTCCATACGCCAGTAATACATTTAATTACAATGTCGTAACGATCAATAATAAATTCTTCCGCAATAGCTTCGCATATAATATCCTCTGGCATTATATCTTTCTCGATATCAATTTCGACAAAATAATATATTTTTTTCAAACGGCATAATTTAAATGGCAATCTCACAAGCAAGCCCTGTTCTTCTAAGTCTTTATATTCTTGCCATTTATTTGCTTCTTCGTAAGTCAAAATTCTTGCGTTTACGGGATGTTTCTTATCCGGTTCAGAAAGTTCCATTTCCAGAGTATCAATTACATCAGCAAGAGAAAATATAGATTCTTCTCCAAATATTTTATGTAGACGTTCTTCTAAGTCTTCATAGGTGGCAAGTTTTTCAGCCACTTTAAAACAACCTTGTCCACATCAAAAGCTGTCGGCTGTTCGTCAACAGCTTCACACATAATTTCCGGGCTAAATGTTTCTCTCCCTGTGTTCAAAGAACTATTAATTGCTTCTTTCAGTTTATCTGCATTAATCAACCTCATAATCTTCACACTCCTCCGCATATTCATAACCGTCCATATCATCACATCTGCACTGGCAGGAATCCTGCTTAGTACAGCAGATGCAGCACTGTGTTTCACCGTCCGGGCAGTCTAATTTACAATATCCCATTCAGTCCTCCTTATATGATTCTGAACAAGTGTCATTTCATTGTTCATACTTCCACCTCCACAAAATACTTTTCTAAAGTTTCTTTTGATATCTCAATCCATCTGTTAACATTTACTCCATCAAGATGGATATCTCCGTCGATAATTTTTCCGTTTCCAACTTCATAAACTTCGCCTACCTCAATTTCCATGTATCCGTCAACGTAAAACCCATCATCATCGTATGTATCTAACGTGAATGCTTTCACGCATTTATACTTCATGCTTCCACCTCACTATTTTCTGGCTCTTCATAATGCAAATCCAATTCAATGCCATCAATATTTCCACCCAGTTTGTTCTGGCAATGGCACAATAACAAGTCAAGCTCTTTCTTGTCTATGATTCCTTTCATACGGATATATGCCAGTACTCTATCAACACTTTTGATTCTGTATTTTATGATAAGCTCTCTATACGCTTTCCTGATAGTCTCAATCTCAGATTCATGTCTTCTTATCTCGGCAAGTTTGCCTTTACAGAAGTCATAATCTTCCTCAAGTTCCTGTTTACTGGCTTTTGCGACTTCTTCCGCGGTATATCCTTTTATTTCTGTCATACTTCCACGCTCCCATCTACTGGCATCTGATAATCAATATGTCCATTTACATAGGCTTTCTGAATCATGTCCAGTACTTTCATGGCTTTTGCTTTGGTGGAATATTCTCCTAAAATAAAATATCCTCCACTTCTCTGTGCATCCTGCAAACTCCAACATATAACATTCAATGAATCTGGGAGTTTTAGATTAACTACAATGTTTTCAAACTTTACCAGTGCTGTTTTATCCTGACTTCTGATTAACATTTTGCGTCCTCCTAATATCTATCAAGTTCAATGTTACTATCTGAATAGAATCTGTAAGCATCTTCTCTGATTTTCTTAACTTTACGCATGACAACTTCTTTCGCTTTGCTGACAGCTTCGTTAAAATCCTCTGTTCCGAGATTGCAATTGAAAATATCCAATGCACTACAGTTGAGAAACAGTGCATCTCCGCAACCAACGTATTTGTGGATAACGATTCCTAAAGAATTGTATTTCAAAGTGAAAACACTCCCGGTTTTTGGCTCTTCGTTATACTTAGCGTTACTTTTGAATTTCATTTTGTGTCCTCCTTATTCGATAAAATTTGTTCCGCACTGGCAATGATAACTAATGTGTCCGTTATACTTACTTACATTTGCCATTACCTTTCTACCGCATGAAAAACACGTTACCTCTTTTGTCAGCGGCTTTTCGTATTCTTCTACTTCTTTATCTTGAATAAACCTCTGACCGCACCAGTGGCACTGCTTAGTGCTGTACGGCATCTCTCCACAAATAGGACATTCTGGAATTATTCCGTAACCATCATTTATGATTGGGAGTTTTATCGGCTCTCGCTTTGAATAGATATTCCAGAGTTCTTTTCTGCGGTTTTCTCCGTCTTTCTCTATTAAAGCCTTGTACTTCTCTTCCTCTTCTTTGTCCCAGTAAATGACACAGGCTTTGTCTTCTGGTGAAATGTCTTTGGTGTACGGCTGTGTCGTGCAATGATAGCCTGTTTCGCCCTTCCTTTTTCTTGACTGACATCTCATGCAGCCACCGCATTTTTTATCCATCAATTCTTCTGGATAAATGCTTGTGCTGGAACGCCTTTCTCTTACTGGCATTCCGTCGTTGAATTTAATTTCACTCATTATTTACCCTCCTTTTTCAACATCGGAAATAGCCATCCGGTCTTTTCGTTCAATGCAATCCAATAAAAATTTAGCTCTGATAATTGATACTCTTTATTGCATCTTTCACAGGTGAATCCTTTCGTTTTACTGTATTGCCCTATAATTCCACCGCATCCACATCTACAGTGTTTATAATCTATTTCCATCCTCACTTACACTCCAAATCTTCTGACCAATTCTTTATTCAAATCTGGAATCCGTACATCTGTTTCAGATTCCAACTCTTCAACCATGCTCATAAAGCTTCTTTCGCCACGGTTCGCTTGTCCTACAAACTCATTTGCACAATTAATTACGTCCAAAAGCCTTTTGGTTGAAAATCCATGCAGTTTTCTTAATGCCAACATCATAGTTACGGAATTGATCGTATTCGCCCAGTCATCACCAGTATTGAATCCATCGTTATAGGCTTGATCTTGCATGATTTCCAACTCTTTACGTGAGTTCTGCATGGCTCTGGCAAATGCCTGTGACATTTGGTTATCGCATTCCAACACCCTATTTTTCTTTGGTGCTTTCATCTTTAATTTGCTTCCCATATTTTTTCCTTTCGTATCTGTATTCCGTCAAACGGTATGCTCTTGATACTCCCGGATGTTCTGCGGCAATCAGAGAATCCATCTCCAATTGCCGCATATGTCTCTGGACGGTACACTTTGTGAGGTCTGTTCCATCCATGATTTCTTCGTAAGAAGGCATATATCCGTGTTTCTCAAAATACTTGACAAGAAATCCGTAAATATCATTTCTAGCAGATTGCCCCTCATTATATTTCCTCTGACGGTAATTCATAGGCAAAACGGATTTTCTTCCGCAGTATTACTTTTTTCTGCACGCATTTTATTTAATCTTTCCGCAGCTTTCTTTTTCGCTTCATCGGAATATTTCCTTGGTGGATTGATTTTAATGTAGGAATATGGCAAGTGAGCGAAAATAGATCCATCATTATTTCTGGCAAGAATTTTCACATCATCTGGAAATTCCTTTTCTAATTCTTCACATCTGTTCTTCTAGGAACTTCCATTCTTAGCAGTAATCCCCACATAATCTCTTCCGGGAATCCACTCAATTACACATTCGTTTGTGTTTTCTGACACAAAACTCACCTCTATTCATTTTTTATTTTTTATCTTTTGAATTTAGCCAGTAGAATTACTGGTGTGTTAGAATCAGTGATAGTTTTCTTCATTGAGTAAGTCGTTGAACTTTTCCAACGCCTTAATAGATACTTTGTTATTTGCTTTTTCTGGTCTGATTGATACGTTTAAGTGAGTATCAATAATGTGCTTCAACTCTCTTGCAAGTGTTTTCTTGCCTTGTTGAAGTCCATCTCTATAACCTTTTGCTGGGCGAAATTCATTTATTTTTTCTTTTCCTTCTCCTTGGCTTCCAGATGTTTTATTGTATCGGCATTGGTACCCCTTTTTTGTGTATTCCAATATCCAATACTGTTCCATATTATCAAGCTGTTCTACTGGATAATGGATAAAATTTATTTTCCACCCATTCGGGTTTTCTTTACTGTAAAATCCTCTCTTCTTTATTGATAAATCAATGTGCTGGTACCCAGTAAGATGAGAACACATCCGTTGAATTATATGTACTGCTTGCCCTATATAAAAGTATGGGATTTCGTTTTCATCAGTTCTGGTTAAAAAATAAATTCCACTGCCATCATCAAGCTTCGGATTGATTTTCAGAAGCCTTTTTCGGTTCGTTGCTTCAATAGCTTTTGCCTGTCTAAGTTTTTTATAATCCAACCGGAATCACCCTTTTTCAATCTGGTCAATTAGTTTCTTGCATTCATCTTTAACATAGGCAAGTGAACGAATTTTGCAATCTGGATCTTTATTTAATTCTCTCCAGCAATATCCCATTATTTTAAGCATTTTTTTGAAGCCTGGTTCTTCCCCGAAATACTGTTCTGCTGTCTCAATATCATAACCATCGAAACAATGAGCGCAGTCAAATCCAATCCACCATATATCATCATCGTCACAATCGTGTAAAAATGGTTCTGAATAAGTAACTCCACCATGGCAGTCAAGATAATCTAAATCATCAACACTTTTCTTTGCCAGCTTATGGCTGTTAGGTATTCCAACGTATCCGCATCTGTATGCTCTCGGCATGAACAGAACTACACACGGATAGCCTTTATACTCGAATTTGGTTTCTAAAACTGGTTTCATTATTTTCTCTCCTTTCTATCCAAATGCAACCTGTCCATTATTCTGCATATAAATCATCGGTGAAGCCTTACGTTCTCCGATTTTCAAATATGAACAATTTGCTTTTACTAGCGCTTCTGCTACAACCGGCACGACACTATTTCCAATTCTTGCTACCTGTTTTGCAATAGGGTAATTTCTCCACTTGTAGTCTCGGTCAATGATGTAATCTTTTGGAAACCCCTGCATCACCTTTAGTTCTTCTGGCTTTAACATTCTGAGAAAAATATCTGATATGATGTATTTCTCTCCATGAATATCAACCAGAACATTTACCAGCCCGAACCTGTCTTTTGTGGTAATGGTTCCAAGCGGCTCATTCAATACCTGTCCACATCCTGTCCCATAATATTTAACCAGAAAAGCGGATATCACGCCAAAATGACCGGGTGAAGTAGTAATCGTATGCAGTGGCTCGTCACATCCTTGACCGATTCCAGTCTTGTAATATTTCGTGATAAAAGCTGTCACAAGTCCATATCTGTTTGACGTATCAATGGTCTTAATCGGCTCTGTCAGTAATTGTCCTCTGGAATCACCTTCTCTAGTTTCTCCATGATACTGAATGATAAACGCCAGTGCATCTTTATTCTTTACAATGTATGGTTCTGTATTATCAACGATATATTTCTTAATTCCATTTGCAATGCGTTTCTGTGTTGCTTCTGCCAGTGGCTTTGAACGGTCAAATATACTTTTGCCTAAATCTGACCAGTCAATGTAATCTCCGCACTGTTCATATGGTTTCAGACCGTCTGTTCCAAAACGATTATGTGTAGGCTTTGGCCATATTATCTGCTTTCCATCCCTACGAAATACCGCATACCAACGTTTTCTTGTAGTCGGCGCTCCATAATCCGCAGCTACGACTTCTCGGCTATCAAATTCATATCCAATACTTTCCATTGCTGAAATAAATTTTCGGTAATCTTCTCCGGCTCTTTCTTTTATTGGATGTCCTTTGTCATCAAGCGGACCCCATTGCTGAATTTCTTCCACATTTTCCATAATTATTACATCCGGAAGAATTTCTTTGGTGTGTTTATATACCGCCCATGGAAGAATGCGAAGCCCCTGTTTTCTCGGCTGACCGCCTTTTGCTTTTGAATGGCTTGTACAGTCTGGAGAAGCCCACATCAATGCTACGTGCTGATTTCCGACATATTTCTGCAAATCTACTTTGAAAATATCTTCTGTCAGATGTAGCGTTCCGGGATGATTAGTCTTGTGCATTAGAATTGCATCTGGATCATGGTTAATTGCTATGTCTACAGGTCTACCAAGTGCCATTTCAATGCCTACTGATGCGCCGCCGCCCCCGGCAAAGCAATCTATAATTAAATCTTTCATTTCATCTCCTAACTAAACGGAAATTCATCTTCCATACCGCCTAAATCCGGCACATCCATGAAACTAGGTTCTGGCGGCGGTACTGGTCGTGTGTCTGTTTCCTGTGCCTGTGGTGACTGGCTTTTTCTTTCTGCAAATTCATACTCTGCAACAAGGCAATCATTTGAGTAAACTTTTTCGCCATTTTTGTTCGTATAGTTTCCGGTCTGCCATTCTCCACGCACATTTACTTTCGTTCCTTTTTTAAGATATTTCTCTGCGAATTCTGCATTTTTCCCAAGACATACGCAAGTGATAAAGTCAGATTTTCTTTCTGTATTCTTTTTCACTCTTCTCTCGACAGCCAAAATATATCTTGCGATTTTGGTATCATTCGTTCCCATTCTGATATCTGGATCAGCAGTTAATCTTCCAGAAAGAATAACAATATTCACAATTTCTCACCTCTCAATCTGAATGTCGCATCTAATAAGTGCGTGTTTAATTTTCTTTGCATTTCCTGTTACAGTTTCTTCTTTCCCGATAACAAAGGAAATATCATCTTCTGTTACATTGAATCCTTTTGTTTTTATATGCTCCATGATGATTTCTTTAATTTCATCTGTGCCGATTCCGATTGTGATTTCCAATGGTGTTACCTCCCTGGTTTGTAGACTGGTTGCATTGGTTGCCATGCAATGACTGGGTAATATGCAATTCCGTGTTCTTTTACCATGCCCCATCTTTCACCACCTAAATATGTAAGGCTTGTTGGTAACTCGGCGTCTTTTATGGTAACGTTGTATTTTATCCTATCTTCTGGGCTTTCTCTCACATCTGGCTCTGGCGGCAACTTCACTTCTGTTGGAATCCACATATCCGCAGAACTGTATGAGCAAATCAGTTCTTCAACTTTCTTGATTGCATCATTCCAACCTTTGTCGTACTTGCATTCCGGTTCGGAAGGTTCTGACTTTTTCAGTTTGTAAAGTGTTTTTAAGAAGATTTTCATTAATAATCATCCTCCTTTAATCTATCAAACGAAATTGCTACTGGCATTTTCCATTCAGATTCTGTACACTTAACAATAGCCTGCAAGAAAGATGCGGTGATATTCTTTTTAAAATCCACACTCTTTAACTGCTTTCTTATCTCTTCTGCAAATTCCTCACGGTTTTCATTTACATATTTTTCAATTTCTTCCTTTACTGTGGTTTTTACAATATCTTCTGCAAGCCAGTCAAAATATGGTTTTGCGTTCCAACTCCCTTTATCGCAAAATTTTCCTTCTTTATTAACATACCTATTCGTCATTGTTTTTATCGCATCACGTACAATAACGGATGGGTCGCCTAATGCCTTTACGATTCCGGCGTGAACTTCTTCTTGTATTGCTGCTTTTATTACATCGTCACTGATATTTAAACTCATCATATTTCCCATAGCTAATCCTCCTTAACTTTCTCAATAGTTTCTTTTATTGCTTCTTTCACAGCCTTGGTTTTAATCATCTTATCTGCCAAGGCTTTTGCCGCTTCCTGTACGATCACGCTTTCGTTCTTTTCTAGTATCTCGCTAATATGAGAATGAATCATTCTGCACAACGGTTCATTGGTTTCTCTGTTACCGTATAATTCTTTTTTATAAATAACTTCTTTGATTTCTTTGGTAATTTTTTCAACTACCCTGTCCTCAACATTTTTACGGATTTCCTTTGCAATTTCTTCCTCATTAATACCAATCGTTACTGGTACGCTGAATACGCTCATTTTCAATTTCCCTCCCCTATAGCTATCACATCACATCCAATAAATACCAATTCCTCATGTTCACTCATTCCATAGCCGACAGATTTTCTTCCTACTTTAAAAAATACATTATTTGTATTAACCGTAACTCCTTCAGTTTTTTCCATATAATCAGAAACAATAGCTTTCAAAATATCTTCATTTAAGAAAGTCTTTCTTTCGACTATTGGATGTTCTTTTGGCATATATTCAAGCCATGTCTCTACACCTTTGTATTCTTTTCCTAGTGTGTCAGTCCATTCGCCATTTCCAGTATATGCAAGCATGATGATTTTTTCAGAGTTTTTCAGCTTTACATAATACAAACATGCTGTATCATCAGTTGGAGTTTCTGGAAGCACATCTTTTACTGAACGCCATACACTAGGTGAAGGAATTGTTTTTCCTGTTTTTCGGTCTACATGCTTCTGTCCTTTAATTACATAGTTTCTAAATTTTTTTGGCATTAATTTTCTCCTTTCAATCATTCAGCCGAATTGTTTTCCTTATCATCTTCAATCGCTTTTCCAAGGCAAGCCATAACAGATGCAAAATCAAGCAGTATTTCCCTTTCTCTGATGTTTCTTCCATCTTTTTCGTGCCAATCTCCTACAATATAAAGTTCTGCATTTGCTGAAAGAATATCTGTTTTCATATCCCAGTATTTAATATGGATTTCATAAGCTGCATTTGCAGAAATTGGATTTACATAAATTCCTTTTGTTACTTCTTTCCAATCTTTTAAGTCAATTGATACCATCTATTTCTCCTTTCAAAACGGACATAAGTCCAAGTTAACTTCAAGTCCAGGTCTGGCAATCTGCACCAGGGCATCATCCCAAACCACTGCTTCTTTTATCTCTTTCAAAATCTGTTCCGGGTCAGCTGTTTCATTACTCAAATGCACCAATGTTACTGTCCGTAATGCTGCCGTATGGTTTGTATTCACCAAGCTTTTGCAAGTATCTAAGGAGCAATGCCCTTTAAGCCTGTGCGTGTAATTTTCAGCTGTTTTGTCAACCAATTCTTTACAATAGTTGCACTCAATAACCAAGTGGTTCAGTCGCATTGCTTTGAAATTGTATCGGCAAAACTCAAAGTCTGTCATGTACAGTAGCTTTCCCATTTCTTCATGTTCCACGATATACCCATAATTGAAACATTGAATAAGTTGCCCTGTGTCCTTATCCCTTGTAGTATGCGGCAAATAGAACGGTATTACAGTGAACGAACCAACCCGAAACGGTCTTTTCTCTGGAACTCCTTTCATCAATTCGCCAGTGATGATTTGCAGATGTTCCACGGTTTCATCATTGGTGTAAATCTGAATGCCTAAATTCATCAGATTTTTAAATGATTCACGGTGATCACCGTGTTCATGCGTTAGAAGCACGCCAGAAACATCACTTGTTCTGTAATCAATAGCTTTCAGAATGTCTTTGTATTTGCATCCGCAGTCAAGAAGAAGCATTTCTCCGCTGTTGGATTTCAAAACATAGCAGTTTCCATGTGTACTCCCTGTATTTACTATTCTCATGAACATTTTTCATCACCTCGCTTTCTGTTTATTTGTAGCTATTTAAAATTGAAGAAGCAGTTTCTCCAATCATATTTTTATCGTCCTGCTGATATGGAGGAGCTCCGCGCCATAATTCTTTCATATCTTTTAAATCTGTAGCCACCATTGCGTCCCTTATTAATTGAAGCTCTTTAAGCGATAATTCCACAGTCACAATGGAATCCCAATTTATTTTCTTTCTTCCTATTTCTTTCATACTTCATCATTCTCCGGGAACTGAAACACAATGTTTGCAGGCTCGAATTTCATATCTGGGCTGTTAACCATGGTTTTAATGATTCCGAAACCTCTTGCAGCCATTTTTATGCATTCTTCGTAATCATCATCGCTCATTTCAATGTTTTGTGCTAAAAACATTCCTGCATACACTTTATGCAAAGCTTTCATAGCTTTTTGGGCTTTTTCATCTGTCGAATAACGAGCCATGACTGTTCCTTTTTCACCTACCATTGGCACATATGCTCTTATGATATTTCCAGTTCTGCTTAATGATGTGATTTCATAAGGAACATCAATTTCCCCATTCTGACTTGCTAATCTCATTCCTACTCACCTCCGAAAAACGTTTCTCTCATATCAACAGGCTTATATTTTTTATGCATTAAAGCTTTGTTCTTTCTGGCTCCCTGTGGGTCATTGCAGACAAATGATTTGCATATCTCCGGTCTAACAGGGTAGATTGAACATTTCTCTTTTGCCTTATCGTCCATCAGAAACGGACAGGTTAAATCCATTAATGAAGCAGTGAAATTATGTCTGCATTCCTTGATATGGTGTTTGCGAATGTACCACTTAATCTGTTTGATTTCCTTGGATGATATCGGTATAAAATTTGAACAACACGAACCGCATTCTGAACATTTCCCATCTACCGTGAAATCATAAAGTCCGCTGTTCATATTGCTTACAACTTCTTTAATTGTTTCAATTACACTGCTGCTCATATCAGTTTTCCTCATTCACGACAATACCGCCGTGGATAATAACTCTCTTTCCGTCAGAATCATCAAAGTAAACTTCATTCTCTGATTCGGAAACATCAAACTTTCCAGACCAGGACTTGATTTTACCGCCGTTGTAATCGTAAACAGTTACGGTACGGTTCAGACCACCGTTCCAATTACTTGAAAAAGATTTTACTTCTCTGTCAAATCTTGCAGTACAGCCTGTGATTGATACACAAGCTGTTACTGCTACCACAATAATCAATTTCTTTTTCATTCTACATTTCCTCCTGGCTCATAAATGACGGAATTTCTGTTTCCGCTGGCTCTGCTGCCGGGATTGGTTCTTTCTCTGTTGTTTTTACGGTTTCGGCTACGGTTGGCTGCTTTGGCTTTTCTTCGATTGCTTCTGGCTGTGGAATGAATTCTTCTACATTGGCATTCTGTTCGATTTCTTCTTGTACCTCTCTGTAGGTAGAATCGAGCATATTGTACTCATAAGCCTGTACTGGATTATCCCATTTCTTAGGAATTGACTTCATGATATTATTCCGCATTTTACGAATAAGCATAGATTCTTTGGATTGCGTTTCGTAATAAGAGGGTGAGATATATGGTCTTAATTCCTCGCAATCAATAATTGCTTCTAATTCTCCAATCTCGGAAACTTTTTTCATAATTTCTTTCTTTTTTGCTTCAATCTGAGCTTTCTGTGCATCTGTAGCTTTATATCTGTCAGCACAAATTCCAAAAGTTTCATTCTGGAGGTTATTCTTGATATGTGCCGCAAGATTCTTTAAAACATCCGCTCTCTCACAAGAATGATACTCAATGTGTCCATCTTTATATTGAATTGGATATACCACACGAACGACTTTTCCAATTCCAGATTCTTCCCATTCTGGCGGCGTGATTTCTACACCTTTATGTCTTGGAGGAATATACTTATCACCTTCTCTGACTTTCCAATACGGGAATACTTTTTCTACATTTACACCATATCTGCTAACAAGGCTGTCATTTCCATCACCCTCAATCGCAAATTCAATTTTCTTCTCCCATTGAGCTGGTTTCCCTTTTCCTGCTACATTCACGTTTCTGATCTGGAAATAACACTCTCTCGGCTGTGCGTTTGCGTTCAGCTTTAATGCTGCTACTTTGCTCAGAATAAATTTGAGGTTAGAACCGTTGATTGCTTCAAAGCTTACGCCGCTCTCATGTACCATCTGGAAAATAGATCCCATTGCCGCCACTACGCAATCTTTTGAGTAGGAATCAAATTCCATTCCTCTTGAAGTTAAGTCTCTTTCCATTAAATCAACATACCGATTTGTATAGTAGGAAAGCTGTGTGTTAAATGTTGCTACTTGTGTGTTTTCTGCCATTTTAATTCTCCTTTTCTTTATTTATATGCTCAGTGGCATATGAAACAGGATGAAATAATTTGTCCTATGTTGAATTGTAATTTCCTGTTCTTTCATTAACTGTTTTATTTTTCCCTGTTGTGCTTTCCGGGCATTCACCCGGATTCATATGCCACCGATTTTTTATTTACTCTACGTGGAATCTTCCATAACCGCTTGTTCTGCCAGACCCGATGCCACATCCAAATCCTGCAAGCTGAATAATATTAACGATCTGCTCAATGGAATAAATATTATCTACATATGCAAGTTCGATTTCTGCTGACCATCCGGTAAATCTGTTTAAATGTACAAGAACAGGTTTTCCTTTCTTTGGTGACATCAGTTTTTCGTCAATGTAATGCTCAGCAAACTTAATCGGTATTAAACCTCCTTTTGCGATAATATTTACTCCTGCTTTGAACTTTGTACTATATGTATCAACCCCATTTCTTACAACAGCATCGCAAAAACATTTCAATAACCCGAATGCTGTAATGCAAGGTGCATTGTTGGTGAGCGCATCAATAAGGCCTTTTTCTGAGAAATCTGTAGGCTTTCCATTGTACCAGTGAATTGATGTAATGATTTCTTCCCATACATTTGCTTTTTCAAGGTTCTTTGCCTTGTCTTTTCTCTGATCAATCAGTTCTCTTGCGGTCACGTCATTCATCTTATTGAGAACTAAGTCTCCGTCTCCGATGATTGTGATTGTTGCGTGCTTAACGTTGATTGCCTGTAGCTGGATTCTTTCTTCTTTTTTAGTTTCCATAATTCTTTTCCTCCGATTTTTTAATAGTTTTTATAGTTTCTGTTTGCGCAAACATTCAAGCAGATTAATCCACAATAGTTTAATATAAATATAATGTTGTGTTATGTATTTTCGTATGCTGTACTGTGCTATCCTGTAGTGTATTGCGAAAGTAATCCGCTTAAATCTTTGCGTAAATTTCAGATATGCTTAACTGACAATAGAAAATGTCTTATAGTGTCCTGTATTTTTCTGTAATATGCTATCCTATATTTTGCTTGCACTGTAGTTTGCTTTCCTAGTCTTGGCAGATTCTACTGCCAGTTAAATACATCTGGTTGAGTTGAATGCTCAGTATGTAACATGAATGTGCTGTACTGTAATTTTCTATCTTGCTGTGTTCTTTGTTTTTATTTGGCATAGCATCTTCATGCTACATATTCAAAATTCAATTTGTTTGGATGAGCCGCTTTATAGGCAATATAAAAGTTAGGTGTAATTATCTATAATCTGATGTGTTGTGCTACGCTCTAATTTACTGTGTTATGTTTCGATATACTTTCCTAGCAGTTATACCGCCTACAAAACAGCCCATCCATTAAGTGCTGTGTTGTATTATTCTGTGCTATTATTTCCTGTTGTAAGATTTTTTGTCCTATAGTAAGTGTTCACAACACTCATCGCTCTGCATAAGTGAGAATAATTTTGATATAGTTTATTATATTGTCTTTTGTTTTCCTGTTTTTTAATGTACTATGCTATCCGCTTATGCAGACTGATAAATGCTGTGGTTTCCTACGCTCATAAACCTGTAAAAGTAGGCTATTATGTTCTGTCTTGAGCAGTTCTATTTTGTATTGTATGATGTTTTTGTTACCCGTTTTACAGGCATATCAACGTAGGAATTTCGCCGCTACTGCACTCATAATCCCACAAGAATAAGTCTCTACATTTAATTTTGTTCTGTGGTGTTCTGTATTATGCTATCTTGTAATGTCATGTCTTGTTCTATTATTCCTACTCCCGTAGGCATATCAGTACAGTAACGGCGTTTATATTCAATTAATCAATTCCCAAACTTCTTCGTATTCGGAAATATTCTGGTATTTCTGCTTCACTGTCAGAAGTTCATTCCGGCAACGCTCTAAAAGTGCTTCGTATTCATCTGGCTGCTTCAAAATAAGCTGTGTTGGCTTGTATCCGCTTTTCCCATCTGTCTTGTAAAACACTCGAATTGCTGTCGGCTTTGGCTTGTTGTCAATATCCTGTTCCACGATTTTTAACTGACAAACTATCTGTCTGGCTTCTTGGATTCTGTATTTTTCAGCTGCTATGGAATCATCCCATGTAAAGCACTTATGTAATTCTGTACTTTCGTCCCTTGCTTTCTCAAGAATCTGTTGTGGTGTAGCTGATTCCATCTGATCGCAAATTTCCATGATTTCAGACGCACATTTTGTAGCATCTGCCTTGAAAAAATGTTTTCCCCATGTTGCTGTTAGCATTTTCCCCTCCTGTTTGTCAGATTACTTTCAAATCCCCATCTGTCACTCTTAGCACAATCATCTGCCTGTCTAACATAGGTATCCTGCTTTTGTCAATGCTCTCAGAATCATCAATCCAAAGCGGAAGATTCAGCCCATTCATTTCCTGTAATCCATTTAGTAAATCAACCTCGCAAAGAATTTTGTCGGAATGATTCAATCCGCTGTTGTAGTCGATTCCATTACAGATCATCTTGCAAGTCTCCACTGGGTTCCCCTCAATCGTGTAATCAAGGAAGCTGAACTGAAAATGATGGAAAAATGGATTGATTTTCTCTGCCAGTGCCTTATTCTTCTGGATTGAGAAGTTAAGAACGGTATCAATGTTCTTTTCAATATCAGCTTGTACCTGTCCAAGGCTTTTCAGTTCCTCATTCAGTTCGGCTACTCGCTTTTCTTTCTCTGTGACTGCTGCCTGTGCAATCTTAATGTCTGCATCCACATTGGAAATCTGTTTCATAACATTGCTGATCTGCATTCTTAATTCCTGTTTCTTTCCAGGAACATCATCAAATGATTTCAGTTTCTCTTCAAGTTCTGCAATTCTCACTGTAACTGCAAGATATTCTTCATCATTTGTCATATCTACAGATTCTGGAAGCTCCGTAAATTTGGACTGTTCTTCCTCAATCTGCTTAGTGAGTTCAGCAACTTCATCCTGTGCCGCACTGATTTCAGACTGTAATTTGTTGATTTCCTCGTTAGTTTTCTTTAATTTTGCAGCGGAAGTATTTCCAAGGTCGCAGACATATTTAAGCTTTTCCTGCTTTTCCGATTCAAAGGATTCTTTTACTTTCAACTGTGCTTCAATTCTGAACTTCTTCTTTTCTTCAAAGGAGGCTTTCAATTCGGAAATCTGTTCTTCTGGCAGTTCCTGTCCACAGGTCGGGCAAATAGTTTCTGAATCATTGAATGTTTCGGCTTCAATAGCTTTCAGCCCAGAATCATCCCACTCCATTTCCTTGATTCTTGGATAGTCCTGTCTGGCTCTATCCAAGTCAGCTTTTGCCTGTTGTGCTTCCCTTATGTGGTTGTCCAGTTCCATTCCAATAATACGAATGCTTGATTCCTTTTCTGATTTTTTTAACTTAAGTTCGGAAACTGTATCAGAAATGAATTTTTGTCTGGCTCTTAACCATTCATTCGCCTTGCTAACCAGACCATCCCTAGAAGATTTCAGTCCTTGGATTTCATATGAAAGGCTGTCATAACCCTTTGCTGAATCTTCAAGAATCTGTTCCTGTTCTTCCAGTTTGGAAATCTCCACATTAAGTTCCTGCTTTTTGGATTCTAGGGAAGAAGTGTCTTCTGCTTCAACGCTTCGATTGGTTTCATATGCAATCTCCGTGTTTTTTGCATCAACTTTTTTCTTTTGCGCATTCAGTTCCTTTCGGAGCTTCTTCAAGGTATCCTCTACGGAATGCCCCTTTGTGATTTCTTCCACATGAGCGTACTGTGGATTCTCTTCCATAAACTGAGCAATATCGAAACCAGACATCTTTTCCAGTACCTTTCTGGATTCTGCGGTTGACTTCTGTAATGTGTCCAGAAATGGTTTTGGATTACTGCACATCAGAAGTGTTGAAGGCTCTGCTATTGACTGGATGAACTCGGTATAATCCTTTGATTTAGCCGAGAATCCGTCAATTTCATAAGAAGTTTCATTTCCATCGAACACCTCTTCGGACTGTCCTCTTGGTTTCCTCCACTTCTGCTTTGTGATTTTGCGGATCACTTTTTCTTTCCCATCAATCGAAAGTGTAAGCTCTCTTACAACATCAACCTTTGGCACTTCCACGCCATTTTCTTTTCTGCGAATAGAAGTCGGTTCTGTACCATTTGCCATCTTTCCTGTCAGAACATCCAAATATGCGTCCTGCAATGTGGATTTTCCTTCTCTGTTTCTACCAGAAATCTCTGTTCTCGGAAACAAATCTACAGACTTACTTGGAAACTTCTTGTAATTCTCCAAGTAAATTTTTTTTACTTCCACTTTCATGCTTGATTATCCTCCCTATTGATACCTCATATGCAGTTCTAAGCTCTACTTCATCACCAGATAATTTTTTCTGATAAATCCGGCTCTGGATTCTTCCGATTATGCTTACGTAATCACCGACCTTGAAATTAGCAGCTTCTCTGGCTTCTTTCCACCATGCCACACATGGAATATAATCCGTTCTTCGCAAGTCATATTCATTGCAAGCAATCATCAAATCACAGATTTCTTTTCCACTTGGTGTTCTTCGATAAACAGGCGGTTTGCAAAGATAACCTTCCAGAATGAATTTATTTTCATCGTCTACGCTTCCATCTCCACCCAATAATGTTTCTGCTTTAACTTCCAATATTAAATGTGATTTTCCATTTTCCTTTTTATTGTATGAAGTGTATTTTCCCTCAATATAGATGTGTTCTCCAATTTTCCAGTTTTCTTCCATTCTTTCTGGTATTGCCACTGGAAGCAAATCTACGTTTCCACTGGTACGCTTTGTTCCAACATAGAATCTTTTGAATTTATCTCCATCTTTGAAAAATACATCTGTCTGAATGTCCATTAACGTACCGTATAATTGAACTTTATTCTTATTATTCTTCATCCTCCAATTTCTCCATTTCTTTTACGGAAATCTCATATACACTTTCCGTTTCTTCCCCATTAACATAAACATCACGGCTCATTAACCTGCCAGTCACTTTAATGTAATCATTCCTTTTAACATCTACCGCCAGATCAGCACCTTTTCCCCATAAAGTGCAGCGAATAAAATCGGCTCTTTCTGAAAAATCTCTTGGAATTGCCACAAAAAGATTTGAAACTTTCCTGTGCGTTACTGACGTAAGTTTTGCATATGGCTCTTTCGTGCAACTTCTGGCAATAAACTCTACTTCGTTTATATCACCATCCGGAACCTGTTCTTCCAGGATTTCCACTTCGTCTGCTGCGATATAATTAGCATTGTGGTGCTTATTTGGATTTTTAGAAGTGTCCATGCTTCTGATTGCTCCTGTTACCACAACTTCTTTTCCGTTATAATCATTGTCACGTACAATGGAATCTTCTATAACAATTGGAAACATATCTACTGCACCACTTTTGCGAATAACTGTCAGCATGAATTTGTAATAGTATCTTCCGTAATGTTCGTGGCTGAACACTATTTCCCCGGCTCTGCCGGATAATCTTACTTTATTTAATCTTTGCATTTACTTTTCCTCCGTTCCTAATATAATAGGAAGAAACACTATTGAGAATAAGACTGTTGATATGAATAACACCCCGATAACATCAAATGATGTAAGCATCCATGTGATTGAGAAGATTACTGTAAACATCCCTATTCCTACAAATATTTCTCCTATTGTCTTTACCACCTCTTTCATTTTGTCCTCACTTTCTTCTGGATGTGGTTACTGCAAGTGCAGTTGCCAGAATAACGATAATTACATTTCTTGCCATCAGCTTTTCTTCCAGATCAGCAATGATTTCACTGGAAAGCGGCTGATTTTCGCCATTTTTTTGCATAAAAAGTCCTCCTGTTATATTTTTGTTTGTCAAATACAGGAGGTTGTGTTATAATAATCCTGTATTTAACTAACTCGTTCTTAGTTAGATACCGTCCTGGTTGGTGTTACCGCACCTTCCAGGGCAACTTAATCTACTTCTACAAATTTTCCGTCTTTCAACATATAGAAAGTATCTTCTTTAATGTTTTCTCCATCTACTTTTGCTGATTTAACATCTACAATATGATATTCATTATTAATTTCTTTCCACTCAGCTAAAACAATAAAACATCCGATTTTTCCTTTAGCTTTTGATTCAATTCCTGTAGCTAACGCAATGCTTTCTTTTCCTTCGACAATTGCCGCTGACTGATATCCGGTATTGGTTGCCGCTGAATAATCTCCGGTATTGGTTGCCGCTGACTGATTTCCGGTATTGGTTGCCGCTGACTGATATCCGGTATTGGTTGCTGCTGACCGATCTCCGGTATTGGTTGCCTTATCATCTTCCCAATTAACTTGCTCTTTGATGTATTCAACGCCAGCTTTGATAATTCCGGCAATTCCAATTTCTGCTTTCACGGAAATTTTCTTCCCAACTCTCTTGCTATCATCAGATGATTTCTGGCCATTCTCTTCAAGCTCAACTTCACAATATCTGGAATCTGAAGGAGGATAATAACCGAATACATCCATCGGAAATTCGCAAGCATGGAATCCACAATTACAAATGTCTGCTTTTTCTTCTGTGTATTCTTTTCCAATTTCATACTGGAAATCTCTACACTTTAAATCTTTGTCAAAGCCTTTAAAGCATTTCATTCTTTCTTTTCCTCCTTTGATTTTTCTGCATCAAGCCCAAGCATTCTAAATGCCATATCCTTTGTGAAATCATAATCTCTCACATTATTCGCCCATGCTTCAAACGCCTTTAATCTTCCAACCAGAAGTGCATACTCTTCATTGACATTCTCTGGAATATAATCTGTACTCTTATTTTCTCCCATGTTTATCCTCCTTATCATTCTGACCGAATAATGCTGCATACGCTGCACCAACCAACATTCCTGCTAATTCAGGCTTTTTCATAGCTTCTCCAACAGCTTCCATAAACTTCTTGTCAAGCTCTTCTTCACTCAAAAGTCCTCGTTCAAAAACCTCTCTAAGCTGCTCGTTTACTTCTTCCTCTTTTCCACCATCTTTCATAAACATCTCTTTGATTCTGTAAGTAATGACTGCGTACTCTGCAAGAATATCAATACCTTTACCAGAAATTTCAACTAAGCCTTTATCAAATTTAATCATGTTGTTTTTCCTCCATGTTTTCTTTTATTTTCCCCTTCTGAATGGTATAATGTTCACAGAAGGGAGGTGTTAAAATGTTTCTACAAATAAAAGTTTCTTGTAACTGTCGTTGTAGCTACTACTTGAATGAAGCAATAAGTGCGGATAAAATTTCGTGTCCAAACTGTGGCAAAGAACATCCGTATTCAAAAGAAATTCTTTCAATGCTTCACACTGCAAAAGAAATTCAAGATGTAACTGACAGCACAGATGCTTTAGGTGTTAATACCATTAGTACCACTGTTATTCCTTTGGTGTAATATATGAAGCTCCTTCAACGACCAACTTCATAAATTCCAAAAAACCTTTTGCTTCGGTAACGGACAGATGGCATTCGGCAATTTCATCCTTTACCTTTTTGTAAAGTTCATCTGCTTTCTGTCCGTTTCTTCTTCTGAACTCTAAATATTTCTGTCCCTCATAACTTGACAACTTTTGATTTAAATATTCTTCAACATTCATTATGTTTTTCCTCCCCTAACTTGCCATTTCATTTTCCAAAAACTTGTTAATAAAATACAGTTGTCCTTTTCCAGTAACTTTTGTGGTTCTCGTTACTCTGACACTTCCGTCTGGATTCTGAACACTGGATTCCTTAACTTCAAATAGCCCTTGTTCAATGTATCTCTGCATTGGCATATTGTAACTTGCACCAGACTTCATCAGATATCCGTTTTCTCGCATCCACTGGAATAATCTCTTCTGTCCTGTCTGGACACCGTTCTGGCAAATTAACTTTGCAAGATCACCAATAAGGATTGAAGTGTGGCTAGTTGATACCGCATCAGCAAAAATTGTCTTTGGTCTGTCGGCTTCGATTTTCTCCACAAGAGACTTATTTGTGTCTTTAAGCTTGGCTATTGTCTGGTCTGCCATCTTTAGTGCTCTGGCAAATATCTGCTCTGGCGTGTTCCAGGCTTTTTCCAAATCAATAAGGCATTGCCGGCATTCTCTTCCTTTATCAGTTCTACTCATAAGACAGATGTGTTTTGCCATGTCTACTGATAAAAAATAATCTTGTATTTCTCTGTGTGCTCCATTGTTTACAACCGTACCCGAAAGTACACTTGTAAAATCCTCGTTTTCTACAAACCCTTGTGAGTTTGTCTCAAACCACGCAGAAAATCTTTTGCTGACTTCAAGTGCCTTATAAAGCTCTCTTGCCGATACCGTAGGCTGTTCGCCGTCATAATTAATTGGTATTAATTCGTTCATTAGTCTCCTTTCTGTGATATAGTCTCCTTTAGGAAGGAGGTGTTAATTTGAAAAGCTTTGATGATTTTTAAAAAACTGTTGACATGGAAAAACTAATCACCCCAACAGTTAGCACGATCGAAAATACAGATAATTTTGTAACTGTCATTACTGGATTATCTACCTCGATTGCCGTTAATCTTCTACGTCAGTATCACGAATGGATTTCTGAACAGCAGAAGTAATTCCATCAAAAACGCATTCTGAAACAGTCTTTCCATCAATTTTTGCTTTAAAAGTTTGATTTGCTTCAGATGCATTCAGTATTGTTCTCATAACATAGAGTACATCATCGAAGGAAAACTTTACTTTGCAAATTATTCCGCTTTTTTTTAAATTCAAGTTCTGTAATTGATTTCTTATCGAAAGAAATTTCTTCATACATTTCAAACGGCATATGTAACACTGTTCCGTTTTTGAATTTCACAATAGTTTCGCCAGGAATATTCACCACCTTACCTTTCTTGCATTGAAAATATTTTTCCTATGTGTTAAAATTATTTCATACCCAAATAATGGGCAATGAAAGGAGTTGTTTGCTTTGACCCAACTTTTGAATTTGCCCTGTTCCTTATTGTAGGTCGCAAGCAGAGTAACCTGCGTTACCAAAGACCGTTAAGCAATTTTACTTTTATAGGTAAAATTCCTACATTCGCCAACTAATGGGCAGCTAATCTTTTTTTACTCAATCGCAGAACTAAAACTGCGTAAGTGGCGAAGTGTTTCAAGAAACATTTGGTGCTGCTTATGTGACTGAACAAGTGCGTTCCGTCTGCAAAACACATAAGGTAAACAAATTTAGGCAAAAACTGATAGGACAGCACTCCTGTCAGTTTTTTTGCTATTCTTCTTTAAACAGATATTCCAGATCATATTCTGGAAAAAGCTCTTTTTTAGAAAGGACTGCTTCTGGATATGTAAAAGGTGTTTTCCCCTTTATCTTGTTTTGAATAGTCCTTTCATCAACACTAAGAACCTTTGCAAACGCTCTGATTGTAATTCCTTTGTCATCAAGAGCTTTTTTTAAATGAATTAACATTAATGCCTCCTGTCGCATTATTGCGACTACTGTGTAAAAAAAATATCTATTGCTTCTTCCCTGCTTAAAGGAACTGCGCTTACAATTCCGTGAATTTCACCAATTGTAAACTTCTCTCCACCATCTTTCAGTTTGCGGTAAAAAGTGCTTCTATCCATACCAATTGCGCTTGCAACAGCTTCTTGTGTGTTTCCATGTTCAACAATTTTACCTTTAAGCCTTGCTATATTTACAACCACAAGCGTTACCTCCTTTCTAGTAGCATTAATGCGACTTTGTGATTATATATTACCTCTTGCAGTCGCATTTGTCAATATAAAAATTCGCATTTTTGCAATTATTTTTGTTGCATTTTCGCAACATTAATGATATTATATATTTCAGAAAGGAGGTGTACAAAATGTCGAAAACTGGCGAACAAATAAAAAAGAGAAGAAAACAGCTTGGTATGAGCGCTGATGAACTTGCTGAAAAGTTGGGCGTATCAAGATCTACTATATTTAGATATGAAAAAGGAGATATTGACAAGGTACCAGCAGAATATGCAAAGCCATTGGCGGATGCGCTCTGCACTACTCCAGCATATTTGATGGGATGGGAAGATAATTTAGAAACCGAAACAGATTTTATCCCAAAACTTATGATTGACACAATATCTGTAGAACATGTTAAGCTGTTGCTTGAACTGAGTGACACTGATAAAAAGAGTGTTTTCGACATGATTGAATTTCTTTACAAAAAGAGCAGGGATTAATCTCCCTGCTTTTTTTAATAGCCCCATTGTTTTTTAAATGAAATAATCATGTTATACAAAAACTTCATAAACTTTTCGCTATGTATATTTTCAAGCATCTCAATAATTTCTTTCTTGTAATCCACGTAAATCCCTCCCAATATTGCAAACATATGTTCTTATTTATTAAATTATATCATGTTTTCATAACCATATACTGGGATAGAATTGTTTCCGCTTAAATCTTTCCTAGGAAGCTGGTTTCTTCTAATTTTTTGATGAATTATAAGTTTTTTTGTGTAAATATTGTGATTTTTGCTTTTCCAAATCGTAATAATAATAGATAGAAATAAAGGGGCTGGATGCTTGTCAGCGAGGGATTTATAGCGCTCATGGACAACCTGTTTTACCTCTGCTTTTGCAATTGCGATAGTTTTACCCCTCCCAAAGATAATACTACGCTCCGGGCAGAAGTAAACATATTGAATCAAGAGCACATGCACGAATATCAGTATAAACACAATTATAATTTTTTTATGTTTCTCCATGAATCCATCCCCTTTACACTATCATCTTAATGTATTACAATAACATTGTATCAAAAAATATACAATCACACAGGAAATGGCGAAATTAGCACCTCTGGTGGCGAATTTTACGTGAAAAGAGATGATTTGAATGAGAATTGCAATATGTGATGATAGCGAAATCCAGATTGATATATTTATGCATCGGATTAATAATTTTCTCAAACGAAATGGTGATATAAAAGCATTGATTACTCCGTATGATAAAGGGCAGCCGCTTATTGATGATGTGGCAGATGGCGAGTGGTATGATATTGTGGTTTTGGATATCGTTTTGAAAGAAGAAAATGGAATTGAAGTCGCAAAGGAATTGAGATTAAATGGCTATAATGGAAATATTATTTTCTGGACAGCCCACAAAGAGTATGTTTTTGAAGCTCTTGATATACTCCCAGTTCATTATATTATAAAAGGCTCTGAAAATGGCAGAATGTATAGGGCTTTCAATCACGCTCTTAAGCATATCCATAAAAGCACTCTTATGATAAAAGGAAAAGACTTTATTCATCGGGTGGAATTTCAAAATATAGAATATATTGAGAGCCGAAACAAATACATCATTATCCACTGCACTTGCGGTATTGTTTATACGGAACGATGTAAACTGTCTGATATTGAAGAATTACTGGATTCCAGATTTTTAAGATGCCACCAAAGCTACATAATAAACATGGATGAGGTAAAAGAAATAAACGATTTGTTCCTTATGTTTTCTGGGAATACTGTGCCGATCAGAAGAAAAGACTTTGCGAAAATAAGAAACGAATTTGAAGAATATACAACATTTAAGTAGCTCCCGGGAAAGCCCCGGGAGTGTTATTATTTCAGTAATTCATTGACTTTTTTCTGCACTTCTGCGTAATTGTATCCAGCGGATTCCAGGCGGTCTCGTCTATCTTGTCCATTTCCCCATTCGCCATTGATTACCTCTTTTGCAACCTTGTCTACACTTTTCTTTGCTGTTACGGAATACACCGCTTTTCCATTCCAGTCAAAAACAGAGTAACCGGCTTTGCAAGCCTTTTTCGCATTTTTCAGTGACTTGTACGCCCCGATCTGGCTCTTAGAATCCTTCCAGGTCTTACGGACACGGTAATACTTATCGACCTTTACAGTCGGCTTTGTGGTTGGCGCTGTCACGGTTTTGCTGGAAATAAGCTTCTTGAATCTATCCCAGTCACCCTTTCCACGGATAACGGATGGACAATTCTTAGCGCACACATCATAATGCTGCACTACTCGGCTTGCTGGGATTCCGTATTTCTTCATAAGCTGCTTGCACACATCAACGGTATTCTGGAATGCTTTTTCGTAGTTATATCCAGCATTCATGCACATTTCAATTCCAATAGAGTTGTGATTGTTTACAGTTCCAAAAAGCTTACCGCCGTAATTTACCCCAACATGCCAAGCTCCACGATTATACGGCAAGGCTTGGTATGCTGATTTATCGTCAACGAATACGTGGGCTGAATAGCCATGAAAATTTCCATTATGCTGTGCAGTGGCGTGTGCTTTGGCATCTGCTGTTTTGGCTATATTATCTGTATTATGGATGACAATATACCGAGGTGTTTGTCCTGCGTAGCTGTTGTTGTTGCTGATTAATGAGGTATTAATATTCATGTGTGTTCTCCTTTCATATATGTGCATTATTAATTAACTTCATTTCAACATCTGAATTTCAGGCGCTCAAATGAAAATAATTAGTCGAATAAACACGAAGATTCCATGCAAAATTGTAGTTAAATCTTTTTCAAATGTATACACGGAAGCAAATAAAAACTACATTACAATGACTGCTGCTTCTTTTGGGCTAAACAGTTTATATCTAGTAATAGCTGAAGATATTACAGTTCCTAATGGCAGGATATTTAGTGGCTTTTACAACGATGGTACGACATCGTACATGGAAATTAGAAATGCTGACGGTTCTGCTTTTAACGGAGTTGTTAGTTTTACAGCACTTGCTTTTGGCGCGTGATTTCAGGAAATCGCTCCACTAAGTGAAATAAGATATGCTTTTCCGTTTTCTAAATTCATGCTTGAATTTGCATTTAAAATTATCCTCCAGCGATTAGTACATCTTCCAATCGAAAGAACACTTGAATTATACCATCCACCATTATTGAATACCTTTGCCGATATTGCAGATAATTGTAAATTTTCATTATGCCTTGGAATTTCTACTGCAAGCCCCATGCCATACACATTTATTCCAATATACCATTCATCTGTAAAAGTTCCGGTAACTGATATCTTCGTGTTTAGCTGCTTTCTTCAGCAGATAAGCCATCTCCTGCTAATTTCATCGCCAGACATGACAACAGCTCCGGAGGTGTCCCCGGAGTGAATTTGAGCTTATATGCTACGCTGCGTACTTATTATATGATGCTCTCACGTTGCTCTGGCTGATATAGCAATATACCTGAGTGGTCTTCAGATCAGCATGTCCCAGGACTGCTGCCACATCCTGGATGTTGGCCCCACGATCAAGAAGGTTGGTCGCCAAAGTTCTCCGGTACCTGTGAGGGTGTACGTTTGTAACCTTGGCAGCCTTCCCTAACTTCTTTAATGCTCTTTCAATCCCCGCTTTTGATAACCTCCGCACTGGTACTCTCACACTTGCAAACAGGCACGGATCTGTGTCCGTTCGTGTATTCAGGTAATCCTGCAAATGCATAAGCGCCACAGGGGTGAGGTAGATTCTCCGCTCCTTGTTTCCTTTTCCCAGGACTACTGCATCCTGTGTCTGAAAATTTATATCGTTTCGATTGAGCCTTACCACTTCTGATACCCTGCAGCCAGAAGCATAAAGAAATTCTATCAGCGCCAGATCCCGAAGTGTTGTACAGACCTGTTTTAGTCGCTCCATTTCTGGTGCGGTATAGGGCTTTTTCACTACCTTCGTGTACTTAATCTGGGACAGTGCTGCACATGGGTTTCTTCCGATCATGCCCTCGGCAGAGAGCCAGGAAAAGAAACTACTGAAACATCGGCGGATTCCGTCCAAGGTACGATTGCTTACCTTCCGGCGCTCCTTGTATGCGGCCAGGTAGTATCTGAGATCGTAGGTAGTAATCTCATGCAGTGGCTTATATAGAGTGTGTATCATCATGTAACACGCATCGTAGTAACGCCGAATTGTGGATTCTGCCTTTCCTTCTACTCTCTTGGTAGCTATATATTTTGCCAGCATACTGTCTGGAGTGTTGTCCACTACCGTTAGTTCTGTACTTCTCTCCTGCACTTCGTAACTGTTCAGTTGAATACAGAGCGCATCCTGTACTGCCTGGAGCTGCTGATCATCTAATAAAGATTGCACCGCCAGCAATACATTGTTAATAATCGTATTTCGTATATCCATAACCTTTATTCCTCCTTCTGCTTTATTGTAGCATCCAGAGGAAAGAAGGTCGCAAAACACGAAGTATACGCATGAACTTTTAACATGTTCAGCAGGAGTGGTTAGAGAATATACATTTCCAAACCTGCCAGAACATAAAATATCATTTCCCGTTCTTATTGGTGCAAGTTCTAATATAGCTGGTTGCGTTGTTGCAAGAGACACAAATACTACTGGGAAAATAAAAGTATATAGTCCAATTCAACAAGATGTCCAAGTATTGCTTATTATGCTCAATTAAGCTTTCCAGAATTTGCAATTTCATCTTGAACATATACAGTTAGATGGCAATACAGTAGTGATTGGGCAACATTTGTTGATACTTGCAGATTATATACAAAGAAACGTAAATGCAGCTGATTGTCAACAGCATTAAAAACATAGAGTGTAACGTGGTTTTAGTATGATTTCCAAGGTCTATAGTTATCTCCATTATGCGCTGTAAAGTGGCGAACGTTATTATCAATATCCCACACTTCTATAGTAGAATAACCTGAATATGATCTGCAAACAGTTATTAATTGCCTATTACTTGTGCATGGATTTGATAAATTAGGATAGTCTGATTTCCATGCAGCAAATTTCATTCCAGTACCATCAGTTAATTTAGTAAGTATCTGATCCCATGTTGCAGCTGCTGTTAATCCAATTTGAGATAAGGAACTGTAGAATTTAAAATTCGTGTTTAGTGCATTAATCCCTAGCGCCTCTTTCAACTGCGCTATAGTAATCTTCTGGGTTGTAGAGCCATTCTCCAATACCACGATATCCGTATCAGACACTTTGGTAGCTGCTGGGAGAGCTGATATTAGTGTACTTGGTATAGATTCAGACATTTTTCATCAATCCTTTCTTGGAATTTTTTCAATTACTTTATTATTCTTTGTCATCAGGCACTTGCCGTCCTTTGTGGCCAGTGCGTATACTTTGTCGATGATCTTCACGGACAGGACGAAGCTTGCTCTGGCGGTGACCGGGTTCGGTGTCATTTTTACATCGCTGATTAAAATATTCGCCATATCACTTCACCATCACTTCCACTTCTGTGATCAGCTTCTCGTCCAGGATCTCATACATAACCCGAAGCTTATATCTACCTTTTTTCTGTGGTTGAATAACCACATCAAGAATATGTCCTTGTATTACTGCTCCCCCACTGTCTTCAACCTCTTGTGTTCCTTTGCAAATTAATTCATAGGAAGATCTTTCAATTATAAAATCGGTGCCCTTACAGGAACATATTCGCAATTTTATATGTTTCTTTTCCCCGAATTCAAAATCCACATTCACAATTACAACCTCCTATTAACTCTGCATAATACTCGGATTTTTCTAAAACCGCCCGATACTGTGGCTCTAATAACTCTTCATAATACGGACACGGCTCAATGTGAACACACATAGAAGATATATCTATGGTAATAATGTATCTTGCTATATATGCGGTATTTCCAGCTTCATCAACAGCGGACATGTCAACTACATAAGCGCCGTTAAGGCTTTTGGGGATGATGGCTTCCCATCTATCCCCTTGTGCCCTTGCGAATGAGATAATGTTTCCATTGATAGTACCCCTTAATGCTACTACCATGTTTCCACCACCTTTATCAGTCGGTAACCTCTACAGAAATTACAACGGTTTTTTCAGTATCAACCGGGTTCGGTGTTAATGTTACGGACTTGATGACAGGAGCCTTAGTGTCCAGTTTCACAGTTCTGGTTACAGTGGTACTCTTTCCGGCACTATCAGTAGCCACTACGGTGATGGTATTGGTACCCTCAGTAAGAGTAATTACCTTAGACCAGGAGCCATCAGAAGCAACGGTTGCCACCTCTGCGCTACCACTATTCAGTTTGACAGTAACAGATACTGGGCTGGATGTTGCATCGTTTGTTGTACCACGAACAGTACAGGAAGCCTGGTTGGTAACAAGACCATCTGTCGGTGATGTAACGGAAAGTGTCGGCGGTACGGTATCAATTTTGAATGAAACGCTCTTCTGTGCTGCCGCATTTCCATCATAGTCAGACGCATTTACAGTAATTGTATGGCTCCCGTCTGACAGGGCAGTACCAGGAGTATAAGTACATCTGTAACCGCCAGAAATAGCAGTCTTGGAAATACTGCTTCCCGTAATTTTACTTCCAGAATCAATGGTGATACCAATGGTGGAAGGATCCACACCAGAATCATCATCGGTTATTGTCCAGACAATGCTTGGTTTGTTATTTGTAATCAGTGCGCTGGCTGTCGGGTATGTTATTGTTGAAATCGGCGCAACTTTTTCTCTTACCTTTAACTGTAATGAACTTCCTAACGTTGAATGACTAGCATCTGCTGTTTCTGCGTTTCCAGCATCATCCGTAGCTCTGATTGTTACCCCATAATAATGTCCCGATTGATTATAGCTGGATTTACTAGGGGCTGTAATCGTTCCATCATATCGTCCAGTAGAACTGTTATAGGTTAGACTTACGGTCTGTCCATTTACTGTAGCTTGTACTGTTTTTACACTCATATTCTCATTCCTTTCGTGAAATATTGTTGATAAGTTCTTTTAATTCCTGTACTTCTGTTGACAAAGCATCCAGTTTTGAATGCAGTTCCTGGTTGTCCGCTTGGAGAGCCAGGATTTTCTCATGGTCATTTTTCAGCATGGCAAACATGCAGGGGATTATAATACGGTAATTCCAGTTTTCAGCTTTGCCTTTTTCATTATGGTCAACGGCTAATGGAAATCTGCGGTCAATGTCCTCAGCTATGAACATCGGCATTTCTTTGCCATAGCGTTCATCTTGTTCGGATAAATATCCGTCTTTATACTTCGCCCAGATTACCTTGATTCTGTAGAGGTCTTCCAGTTCATCTTCTTTTATGTTTTTTCCGTTTCCTATTGATTTGTAACGAATCGAAGATGCAGCAGCCGCATTAAGAGTTTTCATATCAGATGCAAAAACAACAGCTGCACTTGCACTAGAGTTCCACGGCAGACCACTCATCGTAACGGACTTATGAAAATTAGCAGAATCATAAAAGTCTGATTTAACATTTACTATCATGGAACCTGAGTTTACTGTTTTGCCACTAAAAAACTGAAAAGCTGTTTTTCCATCATCAGAATAACCATAAATATCACTTGTTAAAATGGCCATTGTGCCATTATCGTTAACCAAAAGAGGCATTTCTAGATTCAGTAATCCTGCTGAATCGGTTACTCCGTACTTAATTCCGCTTGAATCAAAAATAAGGCATTTATAGTTATTTTCATTTACATAATCTTTAAATATGGTTAATCCGTCAGGATCAAGCTTACTAGCCCATCCAGTTTCACGGCGGTTCAGTACCTCTAATATCCCATACCCATTATTTTTACCGCCAAGCTTTAATGTGCCACCCTTGGCGTAAGTGAACGAAATATATAGCTGATTTCCCTCTTTATAAATTCCTTTAATTGCGCCATCATTGGTTAAGAGGTTAAATATTTCTTCATGTGTAAGTGCATCTACATCAATTACAACCGCCATACTTTGGGAATCTAATGGTTGTGAAAATCCACCCGCCGCGTATAAGGTACATTTTATGGCACTTACATCTCTTGGAATTCCAATTGACCTTCCAGAAGCCGTTGTTATAATTCCTCCCGCTTTAGTTGATAATACCGTATATAAATTATGTGAAACGCTTGTTTCGTCTTTCGCAGAAGAATATACCGTTTTCCAATTTTCCCCATCTACGGATTCTTCGATTTTAAAACGACCTTTATATGCTGTTCGTGTTTCCGCGTTTCCATCGCGATACCAAGCACTCAAAGTAATATAGCTCGGGGCTACACTGCCATTCGCGCGTTGCTTAATAACATATGATGGGCTTTCAAGAAAATATGTTCTACCCGGAACTCCTTGTTCTCCCTTAATCTTTGTCCATGAATAGGCACCGGGGTTAGTGCTATCGGCTTCCGTATAATCTGTATACTGCCCGATGTATTCTTTTCCAGTGCTATCAGATACATCAAAGCCCATCTTACCATCCGCGCTGTTTGCGTAAGCTACATGGAAATATGGTGTTCTTCCGTCTGTTCCAGGTTTTCCTGGAGATCCATTTGCCCCATCTGCACCTTTTACAAGCGTCCATGCATAATCATCCGGGTTAGTGCTATCTTGTAGTTCAAAATCAACATATATACCGATATATTCCCGGTTACTATCAGACACCGAAAAATCGGTTTTACCATCTGCGCTATTGGCATAAGCAATATGGGTGTAACTTGTTTTTCCATCTCGTCCAGGTTCTCCCGGAAGACCGTTCTTTCCATCGTTTCCCGCATAAATTTTTGAAATGGAAAATCTTTTGGTCACCGTCAAAGCACTAAGATAAGTTGCCCTAACATCTACCCAACCATCATCGGCTGACAGCCCCGTTACCGTATATGTCTTTGCTGAATTGTTCCAGATTCCTGTTATACTATCTGATTTTGTGATTATAAAATTACAATCATCTGTAATATCTTGTGTCCCGTACATTACTACAGCATGTGTAATCACATCGCTTGGAAATGTGCCGTAATTTCCATCAGAATCAACAGAAACGCCCTGGTATTCATTGCTCAGTTGCAATGTCATGTTTTTGGCGAGAGCTGCCGCTTCCTGTGCCTGTTTCGCTGCCGACAATGCGTCCTCAGAATCTTTCAGTGCCTTTGTAACGTCCGTATCTTTCAGCTGTTTCCAATAATATCCATTGCCTTCATTTACAAAGCGGTATGCGTGGCTATCGCCATCGTAGTAAATGTCACCGACATGCTTGCTCATTTCGGTATCGTCCAGCCATTCATTGGCCGGATAATTGCTCAATGTAGGTACTGATGTTCCTGTCCAGGTATTTATATTCCCATCGATCTGCCCCTGCATACTGTTTAACAGTCCATCCAAAGGAGATGCACCAATCCTAATTGAGGATCCATCCATTATTAATTGATGTTTAGTTATATCGGCAGAAAATATAATATTTCCGCTATTATCACGAACCACCAAGGCTCCCGTCTTAATCCAGTCAGCATTAACACCTGTAGCATTAAGAATTCTGGCAATCACATCACCATCAACAGTCATACCACCATTCCAATGTTGTCCACCATCTGTAGATACCGCCCATGCTTCTGCGGTCATTTTCCATACAATGTCAGAATCGGATAGCTGTGGTTTGTTGTGAAGATAATAGATATTGCTTCCGTCCGGCTGTGTTTCCACTGTCGTGTATGTTCCAGAAGATTCCGCAAGGCGTTGTGATAATTCTTCCAGCGCTTTTTCCCTAGAAGTACGCTCATCTCTTAAGCTTTTTCTATATTCAGATTGTGCCTGTTGATTAAGGGTATATTGCTTCTGTTTGTTTCTTGAAACACTCTTCGCACTGCATTCTAATTGTTCAAAAGTTCCCGGGTTCAATGTAAGAGAAGTTAAATAACTCTTATGTTCTTCCCCATTCCTATCAGTGATTGTAATAGCATCCCCTGCTTCCAAAGCAATATCGGTTAGCGCGCTGGTTGTAAAAGGACGAAATTTTAATCCAACACATCTTTCAGCAATTATTGAGCAAATCGTTTGTCCAGTCCCCGGTTGTATTAGCTTATTTTCGCTAATATCTATGATGTACCCCTCATCCCCTGATTGATATGTTTTAGCGTTACTTTCAGATGAATTGCTTGAATACTCCGTTACTTTTACTCCTGTTATTTCGAGATCGTATAACCAAGGGGTAAATCCGCTTGTATCTTTGGAGGTAATATTAGCTGGAATATTAGATTCTTTTTCATACCATCCGATACACAATCTACCATATGCATCTGTTTTCGCCCACTGGCAGCCCATTTGTGCTACCCATGCAATTACCTGTCGGAAAGTAATACTGCTATCATCTGGTCGATTCTGTATTATCAAATCATCATTATCAAACCTTGTAGATTGTAATGTAACGCCGCAGACCTCGCAAGCATCCTGTATGATCTGTAATCTAGTTGCCGGATAGGACAGCTTACTTTCTGAATAATCACGATCAAATAATCGCATGGAATCTTCACAAGTTAAGCTAATAATAGCTGTGTTCTGATATGGGGCATCTGTTACTGTCATGGTACAGATACGGATTTTTTCAATACCAGTGGACAATTCAAGCCCAATATGGCAAACAACTCTCGCTCCGTCCCAGATGTAATCTGTGTAGTTGCCAGAAAAGTTGTTGATCTGCAATGTCAGCTTATTTACGATAGCTGCGCCGATATCAAAAGAACCGCTTTGCGATACTGCATCCTCAAATTTGAAGCCATTAGACCATAAATCTTTGTCGGTAATGGATAATGTGCTTCCGTCCGTAAAGGTAAAATCTGCATATTTCAGATAGTTACGATTCCCACTATTCTGTTGTTCTTTAAATTCCGTTGATAAATTTCGCATATCTTACCTCTCGATAAAATCAAAACTAAGTCCTTCCATGCGCTCATTTCCTATCCACCAGCACTTAAAAGGGGATTCCCTGTCACCAACATAAAATGTTCTAGTTTCGTGCTTATTTGCAGATAGCAAGTCTGGATATGTGACCTGTATGTACTCCGGATTTACCGCCTGTATAATTTTGCAAGCAGTGTCCCAGTCTGGGCCATTCCAACCTACAGACAGCTTTCGTTTCTGTCCAACTCTGTTTTTGTGCATGGTCGTATCGTCTGTTCTGCCGGATTCTGATGCCGATATATCCTGTAATCCCCATGTAAAAGAAGAAGGACAGGGCATTGCTACCCCATCTACTTTTAAAAATGCTTCTGCCATATGCTAACCCTCATGTATTTTTACACACGAAAAAAGCGCCTACCCAGAAAGGTAAACGCTTTAAAATTTGCTTATTATGATTTTATATTATAACATACAGTGAAAGTATCATTCAGTATATTATGGTATCATTTATTCCCAATAATCTGAATGTGGGCGAGTTTTTAAGGGTTAAAAAGGCTAGGGAGAAATCCCTAGCCTAATTCCTATTTACCATTCTGGCGCTGGCATATCACGAACATCATATGACATATTCACGTATACTTCATAACGATCTGGAATTATTGTATTATAATTTAAATCAGTTGGAAAATATGATTGTAAGTAATCAACACTTCCTTTTCTTTGAACATTAGCAAACAAACCATCGTCACATCCAATTATTCTATTATTTTTATAGTATACAACTGCCATATGGGTTCCACGATTGTTTTTTCCGTTATTTTTAACTGTTAAAACAACACCCTCCGTTCCCAAATTTGATGTATACGTAATATTCTTTGCATTAAAATCAAAATATGATACGTTTTCTGTTTTTAAATTAATTTTTACAGAATCCCATTGACTTCCATAATTTGTCATTAATGTAGCATATTTCATCCCTGGCTCAATTACGCACGTATCATACTGATTGCTTACTGAAACTATTTGTCCATTCAAACAAAAAGCACAGCTAATATCAACAGAAACCGCATAATTGTAATTATTTTGAAGAATTATAACTTCTCCCCTTTGCGTTGCTTCTGCGTGATACGTTACATTGTTTTTGGAGGCATTCGTATTTCCGCTAAATCCACCATTAGAAGATTTTTTCACAGTAACCTTACAGGTGAATTTCTTTCCAAGAATGGTTGCTGTAATATTGGCGGTTCCTGCCTTCTTCGCAGTAATTTTTCCGTTTTTTACGGTCGCAACACTTTTATTTGATGATTTCCATTTTATAGTCTGCTTAGTTCCTTTTACTTTTATGGTACTTGCCTGTCCAACTTTTAAAGTAAGGCTTTTCTTGCTAAGTTTTGGAGATTCCACGGTTACTTTGCAGGTATACTTCTTTCTACCTACTTTTGCAGTGATTGTAGCGGAACCCGATTTCTTGGCTGTTACTTTCCCAGAACCACTTACCGTTGCCACAGATTTCTTGCTGGAAGTCCATTTTGTCTTTCCCTCTGTTCCAGACAATTTCAGCTGTAGAGTTTGTCCAGTAAGTAATGTTGCCCTACTCTTGCTGATTTTGTCGGCCGCCGATACTGGAACTGCCATACAGACAATCAATAACATGACTGCCAAAACTGATACTAACTTTTTCACTTTCTTCATACATACGTACCTCCCAATAATTGATACCCATATTGTACCACCTTGGGACGTATTCTGAAAGCACTATTTCGCTTTTCTATCAATTTCCGCAGTTACGGCAATCAAAAGAGCTTCGGCAAATTTCGCACCAACCGAATCAGTGTATTTATCGTGAATCTGCTTTGCTTCCATGGTGAGATTTTCCCACTGTGGAATATCGTCTTTTGAGATAAAAGCATACTTCTTGTGGAGATTCCATATATCTTGCCAGATGGAAAAGTAAGTCTGTTTAAAGTCCATCAGCGTAAAGAACCCCATGATATTTCTCGAACCTATGCTCTTGCTTTATTTCTGGGTATTTGTTCCAATCTACCTTGCTATAAAACATCTTTGTTGGCCTGGCAAATAGTTCCTTACCGCCATACAAAGCTCTGTATACTACCAAGTCTTCCCCTGTTTCTGTATGTCTGGCATATCCGATAAACTTATACAAATACTCGTTGTTGCGTGGCTCCTTGATGGTTTCTCTCTTAAAGTGCTGTACAATGTCTCCTGGTTCAAATAATGGTCTATACATTTTCTTTCTCCTCCTCACCCAGCTAAAAGAATATCTCCAGGATTAACTTCATGGAGTTTTGTTATCTCAACATCTTTCTTACTCTCCCCTTCCCAAATCAAGCCAAGGCTCAGAGCGATTCCTTTAGCTTCGTTTTCACTTCTGGCGCATACAAGCACATCATTAATACCCATATCGCATTCTATTCTCTTTGTTCTTGAAACCAAGTAAAGATTCCCGTTTATTTCCATGCTAACGTCCTCCATAATTTGTTGACTTCTTCGCCCGAAAATCAATTTTATTGGCTTATGCCTATATTTTATAGTGTGAGTGGTTTTGTAGCGGATCCGGTTATTTTATCGCAGTAATTCTTTATCAATAATCTGGAAATTTGCCCTGTGGATATAAAGAGCTTTTCCGTCAATCATTAACTTTGTCATTTTAGGTAGATCATCCGGGATTTTCCAGAACACCTCGTCACCAGAATATGCGGCTATTGGTTGTCCAAGTTGGGATTTAATTACTACAACCCTAGATTTCCCAAAATAATTTTTATAATAATTCACAATCCCGGCTATGTATGCATTCTCTGAAATCTTCCCGGTTGAATGGCTGGTAATATCTTCCTGGGTAAAATCAACCTCCGGCTTCAATCCTTTTTGCTCAAAAATACAAGTATCACCACAACTTTCAATTTCTTTACCGTCTATCAGAATTGTAATGACGGAAGATACATCATAACTGGTTGTTTCATTACCCTCGCTATCGTAGCCCTTAGATTTGGTTTTATTCCCGGAAATATTAATCTTGTCCCCCGTGGTGGTCATAACCTTTTGCCCGTAGTTATCGTAGGTATAGATTGTGTAGCTGTTTCCAGAAAGATTTCCTTTCACGTCATTCATGTAATCGTCATTCGCTGCACAGCCTGTTAGCCATGTGATAATGCAAATACAGGTAATTATCGCCAGTAGTGTTTTGATTCTTTTCATGGTTTTAATCCTCCCTTTTCTCATTCTGCGTCAGATTTATCTGACATAATAATATCGTTAGATATTATTCAAAATATAATTCTTTCTCTTTTTCTTAATCTAAATCTATATCTTAATCTAATTCTATTTCTATTTCTTATTCTATACCGTTACTGTAACGTTACTGTAATGTTACAACTTATTTTTTAAATAAAAGTTCCAATAATTTGTTAGCATTAAACAAAATAAAGTTGCAAATTAAAAATATCTTCTCTATTATGACGAGTTTTAAAGATTCTTACACGTAAATAAAATCCTTATTTAACGCTTATTTTTTCTTATTTGATGAAAAATAAGAAATTATTTTATCGTAAATTAAAACTTTTTTTCCTTATTTACTCCTTATTTAATGCTTATTTGCTATCATTAATAGTAAAATAAGGTCTTATTTGAGCTATTTGCTTTTCAGATAAAGCCTTATTTTACCAAAATTATTCATTCAAACAGACTAAATATATCTTTACAAAATTCCTCATAATCGGTTTTCCCGGCCAGTGGCATTTTATTCCTCAGTTTTTCCATGGCTCTAAAAAACTTGCCTTGATCTTTGTTCCAGGTTTTACAGGAAATTAGAAGATACTTCTCTTCTGTATGTCCAAATTCTTTTCCGAAATTCACTCTGATTTTCTCATTCTTAAAAAGTTGGTCTGCCAGATACTCTTCTGTATCTGCGAAAATGTATTCGCTACGGAATAAATGTTTTTGAATTAAGATGTAATTTTTATATGACATGATATTCCTCCCTGTGAAAAAGGTTCCATTTTAAATCGAACCTTTCCAGACCTCATTTTAAATGCGGGCTGTCTAAAAATTCAAAATCATGCGGCAATTTTATTAATTCCTTTATTCAGAATAAATTCTTTTATTTCGTTATATCCCCAGCCATATCCGACTAATGCACTTACAAGCATTTCGGCGTTCTGGGTTTTCACCAAATCTTCTTCTGAAAAATAATCTCTCATACTTTCTTTTTTTGTGATTCCGAATTCCTCTCTCAGTTGCTTGGCGTTTTTGCCAAATATGGACTTGTAAATAACGTCTGTATATGTAGAATAGGCATGTCCGTGCATTCTTTCATTTTCAGAAGATTGCTGGATTGCCTTTGTTAATGCCTGTCTTACTGCTATTCCTTTAGCTCGTTCAAGTTCTGCTGCACGCTGCTTTTTAAAAGCAATTTTTAAGGATTGTTCGCAACCAATAAAATAATTTCTTGCTTGTTCTCCTCTTTCAGATTTTGATTGCATGGAAAGTTTCTTTGCAAAGCTGGCAGAGAGTTTATAATCTTCTCTTTGAATAACGCCACCTGTCGGTGTCTCGACATTGATGTCGAGTCGCACATAATCTTCATTCTCCATTGCAAAATCATTTTCAATAATATTTCTTTTGCACCATCTTGAAAACTGTCCTTGTGCAAGTTCTAAAAATGAATATAGTTTTCTGGCAGTAGTCATGCCTTCTTCGTCAATCCCAAGTGCAATCTCAATAGGTGTCTGTTCACTTGTTATCAAAACTTCATTTTCCATTCTCCATTCCTCCTTATATTGATGGATAAAATAAAAAAGAGCCGCCAAGTAAGATAAAAATTCCTCAAAATCGAGAAATATTAATTTCTTCTTAGCGGCTCAAAAATCAAGACCGTGTGTACTTCTTCATTGAGAAAATTATATCACACAATCAGTCAAAAATCAATATGCCGGGGACGGATTGAAACGGCTATCCGTATCATTTTGGGCTTTTGTTACAGCTTTCGCAATCTCGCTTCCATCCAGAATAATGCTGTTCATAATGTACTGCGGATTCTTGTTTCCGCTGTTCATACTCATTGCCATTGCAACTCCCTGTGCTACTGCTTTTGCCATTTCTTCTTTTGTAAGTCCCATGCTTCCGTCCGAACTGGAAACAATGCTGTCTGCAATCTTCTTCATGGTTCGTGGATTTTCCAGCGGAAGAACGGCTTCAGAACCAGCTTCTCCGACACCGATTACCTGTGCGCCATTGAAAAGACCACCTTTCGCGTACCAATTAGGCTTGTAAACTGGTGTAGAACTGGTTCTTCCACCGCCAAGATCATGTTTTCTCCACTCTGAAATATAATAAGTCAGAGTCGGTAAATGTACTTGTTTCATGCCATCAGCAAATGATTGAGCCGTTTCCCGACCAATTGATGTAAGATTAACATTAAATAGTCTTTTAATTTTATCCGAAATCCCCGACAAATTAGATTCTGTGTAGGTTTTCATTTTTCCAGTTTCCGTGTCAACTTTTCCAGAAGCCTTTTCCCAAATCTGGTTTGTATTGATAAGGACAGAAGACCAATAACTTTGAATAGTTGTCATAACTTTACCCATTACATCTTTGGTATCGGTGTCCATGGTTCCGAGGGCTGTCGATACTGCATTTGCGGAATTTCCCCAGTTTGTTTTTGAATCAGAACTAATATTTTCTGTGGAAGTTTTTACTTTTGTCTGTGCGGCAGACATAGCTTTCTCAGTTGCTGTTTGAATTCCAGACATTGCAGTTCCTGTAGCTTTGGATATGCTTCCCATTCCAGTTTTTACAAAAGTATTTGCGCTGCTGATAGAAGTTTTTGTCTTGGTTTCCATCTCTTTCACGGAATCTGGGAATACTTGCGCAAAAATCTTTGCTACAGATTCTGTATTGATTCCGAGTTCCTTGGCGCGCGCCATGATATTATCAAATGCATCCTGTGCAGTGCCACCAGAATTTTCAGCTTCCATTAATGCTGTATCAAGAGAAACCATTTCATCAGCGCTAAGTCCTAACTGTGTTTGCAATTGTGGAAGAACGGTGTCATACAAATCATCAATAGACTGTTTACTAAGGTCAATACTGCCAGCCATATTTGTTGTTTTATCATCCAATGTTTTAATGGAATCGGACAATATCTTAAACATGTCGTCCGTAATAAGACCTTTCTGGTTTAATTGAGAAAATGCTTGCTCTGCCTGGTCGGATGTAACCCCCATTTCTCCCAATTTATCAATCAATTGTTGCGTTGCTTTTGCCTTATCCTCGGCGGTCATCCCTTCTTGCTCTAGGCTTTCTTTTAACTGCCAAATTTCCTCTGCCGACCCAGAAAGAATATCACCTCTTCTCTGTAAAGTTTGAATGAAGTTATTCATGGTATTGCCGAATGTGGTTCCAACACCATTACCGCCTTGCATGGTTTCAACAAGACCAGCCAATTGAGAGGTTGCTACTGTCGCAGCTGCTCCTACTGCCACGATAAGTCCAGCTTCACCAACAAGAGGGCCAAGTGCTTTAGCAAGAGAGCCAAATTTACTGCTTGAAGAACCTGCCGCATCACCCAAATCGTTTATTGCTTCTTTTGCTCCACTTGTGCCATCTCCAAGTACATCTGCTAACTTTTCAGCAATCATTTCAGCGTTTTTCTTTTCAGCTATTTTACTTGCGATATGTCCCACAAGTGAACCTACAAGAGTTCCAATCCCTGTAATATTTGCTATTTTTACTGCAATAAACGCTTTTGTAAGCCATTCTGCAATATGTCCGGCTATCGGGTGTTTTTCCTCTAATCCATCAAACAATCCGTTTAATGCGCTGGTAAGACCAGTCAATAACAAATCAGCCGCAGTACTAAGTATTTCACCCCATGGTAATTCGCCAAGGAATGTTCCAACACCTTGTCCAAATTCATAGAAAGTGTCTTTTGTAAGCGTATTTTTCAACGCCGTACACAGGTGAGATATGAAATCTCCAAGTGCTTGTCCATTTTCTTTCCAGTTTGTTTTTTTCAAGAAAGTAGAAATTCCCTCTGTGATATTATTAGTAAGTTCATCCCAGTTTACAGTTTTGGTAAACGCAGCCAAGCTTCTAAACGCTCCATTTAAAATTCCAGATAAAGAATCTGCAATATCCTTCATGGAAATTTTGGACACAGCGCCATTTAAAGCTTTTCCAAGTGAACTACCAAGCTTATCCCAACCAGTTACACCAGCACCGTCCTCTTCTGACATACGTTTTACAAATCCAGATAGCATTTTCCAGGAAATCATAAACTTATTTCCAAGCAATTCACCCAGATTAGTCCAGTTGATTTCATCCAGTGCGCCGATTAACCCATCACCAATATTTCTGCCGATTAATCCAAAATCAATACCGCCATCACCAATAAGCTGATTAAGAGTATTTACAGCTGTGTTGATTCCCGTCCCGATAGTTCTTCCAAGCAAGTCAAAATCAAGTCTGGTATTTAATGAATTGAATGCTCTTGTAAATGCGTCTGTAAACTCAGTTATTTTCGGGGCAACATTTTTCCAGTTAATAACCTCATACACCTTGCTCATTCCGAGATTAAGCATATCGGCAATAGTAGTTCCTACACCCTCCCAGTCTTTCGCCAGGAATGCTTTTCTAATTTTGGAAGCCCATTTGTTAATAGGTGTTTCATCGACAGTCAAAACTTCGTCCAAGGAATCTTGTATTCCTGCAAAGCTATCAGCCAAATCGCCAAGTCCAGAACCAAGGCTTTTAGATGCAGTCCCGGAATCGTTTGAGTTATCAGCAAGCTGATTTAATTGGTCGAATGGTAATACAGAAAGTGCCTTTTTCAGCTTCTTTGCAGATGATGTAGCGTCATCAAGCCCGGAAGAAGCATCATCACCGGCTGTTTCTATACCCCCTAAGTTAGATACAATATCGCTAACTCCACCCTGTGATCCTTTCAGCTTCTTTCCCATCAATACATACATGAAGTTACGGAACACATTCGCAGCTTGCATAAGTTTTGACATAAGCGCATTGAGAGCTTGAATAGCAGGAAGAATGCCAGCAATCAAACCTTGCCCGATTACTGCGGAAAGTGACTGGAAGTTCAGAGTGAGTAAACGAACCTGGTTCGCCCAGGTGCCGCTTGTCCTGGCGAAATCCCCTTGCACATCTCCTGTAACTGACATTAAATAGTTGTATCGAAGAGCAACTTTTTCAGCTTGGGACATTGCATTATAAGATGTTGTAATTCCCCTTGAAAGGGCGTAAGCTTCCATGTTTGCAACGGATAAATTAATGCCCAATTGTCTCAAAGGTTCAATTTCCCCGGAAATTCCAGAGCGTATTTTCTGAAAAGCAGTATCTGTATCAATGTTGTAAAATGATGCAATATCCCCGGCTAATCCAGCAAGAGAAATTGACATTTTAGAAGCTGCATCTTGCGCAACACCAGATGATTTCATCATTGCCATCATGGTTCCAGAATATTGCTTTGCCGCCAATTCTGATAATCCAAATTGTTCTTTTGCTGTGGATGCAAATTGATAAGCTTTATCAGACATGCTGCCAAACGCAACATCTACAACGTTTTCAACCTCTGTAATTTGAGAGCCTAAATCAACTGCGCTTCTTCCAAAGTCAACAAGACCTTGGATTGCCTTAAATCCAATTGCAGTTTTAAAGAGTGCGCTCAGATTAAAGGATGCAGTTTTCAGTCCAGAGCTACCGCTTCCAAGACGCTGAAACCAACCAATGATAGTTTTTATGCCACCACCAATTTTAGAAGCAGTTTTACTTACAAGATTTCCAAGACTCAATGTACCAGATGATAATTTTGAAAAAGCACTGGATATGGAATTTGTTGCAGTATTCACCTTGCCGCCAGCACTTGCCAACTGCGCCAGTGCTTCCGTCATGCGGATGGTATTCTCACTGATTTTTGGAGCATTTTCCATTACTTTGAAAAACTTCTTTGTTTCTTGCGCCAGATTTTGCAATTGTCCAGCGGTCTGGCTAGTCTTGTTTCCAGCACTTGCCAGTCTTCCGATGGATTGTACAAATAAATTAGTTGGTTCGGAAACATCCCCCACTCTGGACAGCGTTTTTATCACAGATTTTAATTGTTTTCCAAGCCCAGGAAGTGCAACTTCTACCTGTTTTGCCTTATCACCAGCATTTACAAGTTTCTGTAAAGAAGAAACAAAACGGTTGGTGCTGGAAGATACATCTGGGAGATCAGAAAAGCTTTTCATGGAATTTGCAATTTTATCCAAAGTGGTTGTGTCAAAATTATCCGTTTTGACTTCCATTAGCCTTTTGACTGCATTAATTCCTTGGATTACTTTTGAACCACTAAAATCAACAGTATTAAGAACAGACATAGAGTGTGCCACTTTCTGTATACTGTTAATTGTTTGCTGTGCATTTGAAGAATCAACTTTTCCAAGCTTTTCAATAGCTTTTGTTACTGAATTAATATTTTTAGTATCTATTTTGGGTACAGAAATATTCTGTAAACCGCTGATAGACAATAAACCAGACGCAAAATCTTTAAGTGATTTCCCGCTTCCATCCAATGCTGAAAAATTTACACGTGATATGCTGGTGAGTTGCTTTGTAAGACCACCAAGATTAGGTAAGGAAACTCTAACACCATTTAATGTTTTTATGGATGCAGATACTCTTCCTATTTCTCTGGCATAATGGCGCAATCCACCTGTATTCAGATTCTTAAATGAACTGTTTACGTTCAAAAGTTTTCTTGATAAGTTCTCAAGTGACCGAACAGCTTTTGCCGTACTACTTCTAACCTGTAAATCAAGGGTGTCAATGGTGTTATCCGCCATTTTCAATTTCCCTCCTTTTTGCATAAAAAAATAAAGGGCAGACAAGACTAATCATCCTGCCTGCCCTCTTCGTTACCTATCTCGTCAAGTTTCGCATTTGCTTGTTTTACAAGAAGCTCAAAGTATCTTTCTTCTTGCTTTAATTCCTCTTCTGTTTTTTCATCATAAATCTTTTCTGGAAGCAATTCTTTTTTATCATCACTTCCAAATGGCTTTTTGGGGTATGAAACCTTGGAAGAAAGTGCACTTGCTATAGCAATTTGAACATACGCACCAGAAACCCAGGATTGATAATCAATCAATTTGCTCTTCTGATTAATTTCATCTTCTTTTTTGTTTCTCCAAGCTTTTAATCGAAGTTGAAACTCTTTTATGGTGCAATGCAAAAAATCACGTTTACTCATGCCAATTCTTACAGCTTCTGGATAAAGTTCACCCCAAATTACTTCTCGGTAGCTTTTTTCTGCGGATTTACTGATTTCTTCTTTGTTTTGGAACTCTTGAACACTTCGTCCAGAAATGTCCCGATTCCGGTCAGATTGAAAAAATCATCTTCCTCCATCTGTTCAATGCAAAGTTCAAGAACTCCGTAGAAATTTCCAGTTTCATCACCAGAATGTTCGCGAAGATAACTTGCAAGAAGTCTTTTAGCTGCCGCAATGTTCGGAACTTTCCCATCTCCATCTGGATGATCTCCGTGATGTTCCATGAGTCCGGCATAAAATACTGTAAGTGTAGTCTGTGGAATATTGGAAACTCCGGCTATAATTTTAGAAACATCTTTTTCATCAGATGCCAGTGCGAGTGAAGAAAATAATTCAGCTGTTCCCTTAACACAATCAGCATATAGAGATGCCTCAATTGTATATTCTAGTTTATAGTCATTTCCACCAATAGTTAATGTTTTATACATGGCCTATCCTCCCAATAATAATTACTCTTCCTCTGTTGGCTTAATCGCGGTATCAGCACCAACATACTCATTGATAGTCAGAGACATGGAAACTGTAAGAAGTCCGTTCTGGTCTCTGGCTGGTTTTGGAATCTTTGTTGGTGGCTCAATTTTGGTAAAAAATGCCTTTTGAAGAGAAGGGAAATACTCTTCATACCACATTGATAAGCCAGATGCCTTTCCAGTTTTGTATGCAGCAATAAGTTTTTCCCACTCATCAATTGTTTCGTCTGTAACGTTTACTGTTACATTGAATGTTCCACCTGTAGAACCACGTCCAGCAATTGTTCTTTCAATTTCGTCTTCCAGTGCAGACGCATCAATCGTCTCTACATCAATGGTAATTTCGTCAGAAGCGTTGATTCTGTGAAGCATTATAAATTTTGTAGGCTTAGTACCAGCCACTGTTTCAACGGCATATCCAGTAAGAGAACCAACTGTAGATACACCAGCAATATTGCCTTTTTCTGCCATTGCTATATCTCCTTTTCTTTCTATCAAACTATAAACTGGCTCTATGACTCTCTTGCACGTAACCCTGTGCCGGGAGATAGCGGATCACCGCCTTTCTACTCTTCTTTGTCTGTTTTCAGTTCCGGCAATCCTGCTACAGAAGTAAGCAAAGATAAAAAACCAGAAAGCAAAGATGCGGATAAAACCATTTTCCAATCAACGCTGCCAATCACAGTTGCAGTACCAATGGTTGCCACCGCTGTTTGAGCAACTGTTTTTACAGCTCTAATTCCTGCTGCTTTCAGCCAAAGTAATTTATCTGCTTTCATTCGGCATTCTCCTTTCATATTTTTTGGTAAAAAAATAGAAGCATTTCTGCTCCTAATCTAATAAGGTTCCTGTATATATTCGGCTGTATCTGCTTACAAGCTTTTTGATTCCACTGTCACCGAAAAACATAGGTTCCGGGCCATATGTGCGACGGAATCCCATACTCGCCATAGTTTTGTGACTTATCTTGTCCAATTCATACAATCTGGTTAGTGCTTTGCTCCCAGATGTGAAGCAATTTACTTGAAATGATGGCATTGTTGCGCATTCATCCCCTTCAAGGTCACCTCTTGTAATTGGATTCCCAAGCATATAAAGCTGTGCATATGCCTTTTTGCCAGAAGCATTTGTTTCGCTCCCGTCCATGGAATAATTGTCTGCGCCAGTGATCTTAGAAACAGCCGCTCCCCACCTTGAAAAAACTTCTAATACAGGGGATTCTATTGTGTCTGGCATATCTGTCACCTCACAATAAAAAATGCGCCCACCTTTATAGTGAACGCATTGCATTTTATGCTACATTTTAACACTGTAATGATAACATAATTAGTTGGTATCATTCAGTATATTATGGTATCTTCTTTAGGAAGAGAATACCTCTTTGGCAATTTTGCGGATATTCTGAATGATTTCCACGCTTGCCTTATACATTGGCATTGTAGCTTCTGTACCGTAAGAGCGAACCCATTCGCCAGAATCAGAAACATATACCCAGGAATCGTTTTTTCCTTTTCCTTGTCCGTAAGAACCGATTGTATAACCAAATTCTTCTCCTTTTGGATGCGGACTAGAACCTGCTGCGCCATTGTAGTGAATACCTGCGCCGAATTCAATGAATAAAATACTTTTGCCTTCGCATATTAAATGGGCTTCTGCATAATCACCAAAACTGTTAATTTTGATATAAGTATTGTGGTTTTTATCAGAATCGCCTTGTACTGCCAAAATATTTTGGTCAATAACTGGAATCCCTAATTCACATAACTTTTTTATGAAGATTTCGTTTTTGTTCCTTAAAGATTTTTGATAATTTTTTATTTCATCAATAGCTTTTTGGATTGATTTCTGCGATAAGGTACACTTTATCGTCTTACCCATCTTCATTTCCTCTCTTAGAAATTCCGTATCTGGCAATATTGCCTTTTTGTGTGTCTAAAATCTTCTTTAGCGTGTAATCTGGCAATACTGTAGGATCTCCATTTTCGTACAAAATAAGGCTTCCATCCTCGCTTATTTGTGGGATTCTGTCTATCCAAAATATGTCCGCTTCCTGTGGGTGGAAATTTCGGTTAAAGCTTGTAATGTACCTGTCGTAATCTGGCACTATTCCGGCTGCAATTTCTTCTGGCGTTCCGGCTGTGGATGATACGGAAAAAGAGAATATAACTGGCTTCTCATAAACTTTAATACGGTCTAATCCTTCTGTTTTTTCAGTAATTCGTGACCAATATACTTTTTGCTTTTGGCGAACTAATCCTCTCATGCAATCATCCTTTCTGCTCCAACAGGAGCTACATATGTAAATTTGTTTCCCAAAATATCTCTGGCCGTGCCAATCACGAAATGGCTGTAGTCTGCCAGAATATTGCATACAAATTCCTCTGCATCCACCCAATACCTTTTCTTAACCATACGGTGAAGCTCTGGCAGTAGACCATAGCTGAACATTACGCAATGTCCTAACTCATGGATGAATACACGGTTTAGAAGTTCGCCATGCAGGTTGTTCGCAATCGAAATTGTCATTGTGGAATAATCAGATACGGCAAGTGTGCGTTTCCCTGTGCGGTCAATTAAAACATCATCTTGTGATGAAACAAACTGCACTCTCCATAAATCCCCATTCATGTAGAATTGTCGTAGCATGGTTTATTACCATCCTTTCTACGAAAAAAGCCCCTGCCGCATTAATTTGCGACAAGGACTTAATTCATTTATTGCTCTAGTTCATCTGCTGTACAAGTCGGTTCAAGTCAGTTTTCATTGACTGTCTGAGCGTTGCATCTGCATCTGACCACATTTCCGTGAGATTACGAATAATGTCAGATGTGTACTCTTTCATGGAATCATCCATTTTTCTTTTGGATTCCGTGTCTTTAGAATCATGATAGTGCCTACGATTCTCATCGTATCTATCATAGGATTCGCCATATCTGGATTTCTTCCGATTCATGTCACCCATTTCCATATCACTACGGTCTGGATGATATCCCATGCGGTACATATTGTGCTCAAATTCTGGATTGTTTAAATACTCATCCATCCAGTCATCGTCTTCCATGTACAGATATGGTCTATAACCTTTTCTGGTTCCCCTACCTTTTGGAGCGAAACGCCCATTTGAATAGCGGTAACGGTCATATCCCATGCGTCCAAGATACTTTTCCTCCTGTTCGCATTCATCCATAGCTTCCACGATTCTGTAATCCTTATCTGCGCAAATCGCACACTTTACGGATTCCATACAGTCTTTCAGATCGTCCCAGTCTTGAGCACTGAGATTGTCGAAGCCATGTGCCTTGGCTTTTTCCATAGCCCATTTTCCCATTTCCATTGCTGTCTTATGCATTCACGATGCCTCCCCTCTTCACAGCCTGTACAACATTTTCTGCTGTTGGGGCTGTACCATTGATTGCAGTCAGATTGTTGTTCGGACTACAAGCCGGATTTCCTAACATTTTGAACGCTCCACCAGTAGCACTTGTTGCAACTCTGGTTGCATATTTTGTTCTGGTTCTTACGCCACATGCTGTTACCTGTGCGCAACAACGATTCTCTAACGGATACAAGGTTGTTCCTGTTCCTATCTGAATCATTACTGGGGCGGTAATTGTGGTTGTATTTGGAATAGACTGTGCTAAAACAATGCAGTATTTTTCTCCATTATTGTAGCTTCCTTCCGGGATAGTAACCACAAGATTTCCACCTGTGAATGCAATTGCAGTAGACAGCACAAGTTGATTACAAAGCTTACAAACATTCTTACATGCCATATCTTTTACCTCTCAATCAATAAGAGGTGAGCCGCAACCCACCTCTTAGAATTAGTCAACCTCTAAGGGTGAGTTCAACAACTTTTGTTACTTTTAAGATAAATAGTCAGGGATATTCATTCTAGGGCTAGAATTTCCAGTTCTGTTCTTTTTACCAAATAAGCACTCTTCCGCACTCCATCCGGCATGTACCCTATACGCAATGGTTTCTTTTCCTATTCCAAGTTCTCTACTCCACTGAGAAATTGTTTGCTTTTTCCCACCGTACTCTAAAAATACGCTTCTTCTTTTGTTGCTGGCTTGTTCAAACCCAGTAATCCAGCAACAATTTTCGGGACAATAATTTCCATTTACGTCTTTTCTCTCAATGGTTAAGTCTTCTTGATATCCATTCGCATAAGCCCATTCTCTAAACGGCCAATATTCTTGCCACTCATCACACAATTTAATTCCACGTCCACCATAGTCTTTATAGTGCGGGTCATTTGGGTTAGTACATCTTGTTTTAATCGAAGACCATTTTTTATATAAAATTCCGGTTGATTCTCCATGACAGTTTCTACTTTGTTTTGAGTAATAACTTCGCAAACATCCGCAAGATGTACTTGTTCCCCTCATTAAATTGTATTGATAGCAATTGACATCATTGCCACAGTCGCAATGACATTGCCAATAATTAGAACGATTTTTCCTGCCTATTTTCTTTACTACGGTCAATTTTCCGAAACGCTTTCCTGCCAAATCTTCCGCTTTTGGGTGTAAACATCCACAACTTTTTGTGTGACCATTTCTTAGTCTAGATGTGTCTACGATCACAATATTGCCACAATCGCATTTGCATTCCCATAACCTATGTTTCCACTTATTGGTTCCTGCGCTAGATTCAACTGTAAGTTTCCCAAATTTTTGACCTATTAAATCTTGATTAACCATGCACCGTTCCTCCTATGATAATTTTATTATATCATAATAACGGTACATATTCAATTTTTAATTTAATTCAATGATAAAATCAGCAACAACCGTTGTTTCCCCCACATCCACAGCTTCCATAATATCCATACAAGTTGCTTGCCGGATATGCAGGAACCGGAAGCGGTGCAGTGCGTCTGAGAATTTCTGCTGTATTTGCGTTCATAGCCGCCTGTAATACCGCATTCTGGTCGGACTGTGAAGCCGCCAGTTTAAGTGCCTGATTCTCTGCTCTGAGGTCTGCTGTCTCTTTCTGGCAAAGATAATCAAGAATGGCACGAGTGTTGCTGTTCTGATTTTCCAGAAGGTCTCTGGTGTTATTGTTCATTGTGTTCTGCAATGCACAAGTGTTGGTAGCCAGGTTATAGTTGATACCCTGGATAGCTTCTCTGGTCTCGCAGCAACAACTTGCTAACTGAGACTGTAATGCATTGGTATTCTGCATACCGGCTACAGTATCAGCATTGATTGCCTGCTGAACGCCATTGAAGCCCTGAAGCATTCCAACGTTCACGCCGTTGAAACCACTCTGCATGGTATTGTTAAGCGCATATGTGCTATCGCAAATGCCCTGCTGAATACCTCTGATACCATTCTGAATATCGTTCAGAGCAAAGCTCTCATTGATATCCGCTCTGGTTGCCCATCCTTGGAAACCTGCACCATTTGTACCGTTTCCACCATTGCCTCCCCAGCCGCCAAAGCCGCCGAAA